TCCCTGACACGGCGATGCGCTGCGAGTTGGCGAGCACGATACCGTCGAAATTGTTAGGCTGGCTCTTGCTCGACCCGGAGACGATATTCCCGGCTATGGTGCAATCCGCGCTTCCCTCTTGGAGAACAACGCCGTGGGTGTGGGTGTTCTCTATGAAGTTCCCAGTAATCGTTGCGCGCTCAGCGGACTGAAGATTTATAGCGACGAGGCACTCGTCGAACTGATTGCAGACAATCATGTTCTCCGTGTTGTTATACATGTATACGCCAGCACCGGCGCCGCCTGACCCTCCATCGCGGATGGCGTTGTTCGAGATCATGCCCCCGTACACTTCTTGACCGAAGTACACGCAATCTCCGTCTATCCCGCTGATGTAGTTGTCGGTGATCCACGGAAACGCGGTGATCCGGTCGGGCCACACGCCGTCCGCGCTCAACCCCCGCTCGGAGATCTCCTGGACAACGCACTCTGCCAGCCTGAAATGTGCTGTCCCTTTAAGGACGATGCCGTTGCCCTGCGTGTTGTTCGTCCGGTTGCCGTCGAACGATATGCCCCGCACGGTGATGTGCTCGAGGTACGTCGAGTTGTCGCCGACGTCCAGCATGTCGCAGTTCGCGCCGTCGGCGAGCCAGAGATACGTGCCACTGCCCTCGCCGGTGATCGTCAGACGGTTCTTCAGCACAGACACTGTGCTCGCCGGGCGGTAGACACCGCTGGGGAGGTGAACGCTGCCGTGGTCCGGAGCCAGGTTGACCGCCGCCTGGAACGCTGGGGCACAGTCACCGCCAGAAACTGCGCCCCACCAGGCGATATTGTACGCGCCTTCGACGATGCGCACCCACGCGCCGGACGCGCCGGTTGGATCCGACGCAGGAGCGACGTAGAGACCCTGCAGCGTGTCAATCGCGACCATGCCCGAGAGATCGCTCGCCACCCACTCGAACGTGCCGGCGCGGAGGCTCTCACCGAGGTACGCGAGCGACCATCCGGCGGGCAGCTGTGCCAGCTCGACACGGGTGGCCACGGGGACAACGATCGTCTTTTTCTTGATCTGTGGGAGACCAACGGCGCCGTCCGGGAGAACTGCCCCCTCCGCCACCTGCGCCCATTGCTCCGCCTGCACGGCTGCGTCCTGCGCCTGGACGGCGCTGGTACCCGCCACGCCGGCGTCTGTGCTGGCGCTTGCCGCAGCAGCTACTGAGGTGGCGGCTGCGTTCTGGGCGCTCGTGGCTGAATTCTGAGAATTCGTCGCCGCTGACTGCGCAGCGCTCGCGCTGTTGGCGCTGGCCGATGCGCTCCCCGCTGCTGCGCCGGCAGAACTCGCGGCCGCACTCGCGCTGCCGGCCGCCGCAGTCGCGGCTGCCTCCGCATCGGCTGCGATACCCGAGAAATTCGCCAAGAGCGCCCATTTCGTCGGATCGAAAGTGGCCCCCGACGTATGCGCCGTCGTGCAGATATAGAAATCGTTGTTGTAGAAGACCGTCGAGGTCGTGTTGTATTGCGTCAGCGGCGCCCACGGCGCAGGGGGCTCGAAGCTCAGCCGGACGGAAGCCCCCAACTGGTCGATACCGACGACACCGGTCGCGAGACCGCCTGCCGGCGTCGTGAATTTCTTCAGGAAATCCACAATCTCCTGGGTCGACGTCGCCACGTCCTCGAATTGCGCGTCGACGTCGTTGCCCGGCAGTGGTTTGTTGGGATTGGCGTTCTGAAACCCGAGGAAATCGAACGTCAACTCATACGGATCCGGGTACGGCATCGTCAGTGCGCCTTCATGATCTTGTTGACGACGAGCGTCGGCTGCACGTTCGGGTGCGCCTCGTCGCCGCCCTGAAAGTCCGTGGTGATCCCGTGCTGGTGATCGCCTGCAAGTTCTGTCTGAAACGTCTCGTTGCCTGTCGTGACATAGGTGAAGGGGAGCCCCCCGCCTGTCGCAGTCGTGTTGGTAGAATTCGTCTTATGCTGGTAGTTGTGCTGATGGTTGCCAGCGACATTCGTCGTGCCGCCATGTTGATGGCGCGGGCCCTGACCCTGCGTGAGTTGGTGCCGATCGGCGCCGCCAGCGGCGCCCAGAACAACGCCATTGATGCCAGACGTACCGAGGCCGGAATTCGTCAGACGGTTCGCGGCGACACCGCCCATGTTGTCTTTGCCGGCGCCCAAGCGCCCGCGATAGTCCGGCGCGAGCGGATGGCCTCCGACGCTGCCGTACGGGCTGCCCGCGTCGATCAGCGCTTGCCGGAGGACCGGGTACGTTGTCGTGATCTGCTGCCCTGCCGCGGCTACCCATCCGGCCGGAATGGCGCTCTCGGGGAGCCCGAAGTCCCAGACGATACCAACCGGTATCAGGAGATCCCTGAGCGCCTTCAAGGCCGTCTGGTCGATCTTGGTAGCGTCGACAGACGACGCGGCGAGCTCCGTCTTCGTGACCGCGCCGGCGACGATCGCCCGCGTCGCCACGCTGTCGTCGGCGAGCTTCGGCTCCGTGACGACGCCATCCGCCAACTTCGCGGGCGTCGAGACGCCGCCATCGGACACGGCGCGGAACTCGGCCGAGCCGAAAATCACCCAGAAATAGGCCGTGCCGTTCGGCGGGGTGGTCGTGCGGTGCAGGGTCGTCCCGGCGATCGTGTAGTCGACGCCCGGGCGCTTCGGCGCGCCAGCCTCGACAAACAGGACGCGCTCGGCGACGACCGGGTCTTCCGGGAGCGTCACATCCGTCGAGACGCCGTCCCACGTGCCACCACCGGTCGACCAATTGTTCGTCTGAAACGCCGTGTGAGCCTGATCGGCCCAATATTTCGCCGAATACTGATCCGGACCCGTCTCGACCGGGCCATCCATCTTCTCGGCCCATTCCTCGGCCAGATCGGCATACATTTTCGCGTCGGAGACGTTGCCCGGCGCGTCGATGATCGCCTGGATATTCGTCGCAACCGTCTCGATCGCCACGATGTTGGTGGCGATCGTCTGCACGTTCGGCGACGTCGCCCACCATTTCGCCGAATACTGATCCGGGCCCGTCTCAACCGGGCCATCCGTCTTCTCGGCCCATTCCTGCGCCAGGGCGGCCGCGGCTTGCGCCTCGGTCGTCGCCGCGGTGAAATCGGCGATCACTTCCCAGAGCGTCTCGTCGAAGGTGTCGCCGGAGGTGTGCTGGGTTAGAGCGCGCCAGAAGATGTCGTCGTAGAAAACGGTGTCGAGCGCCGTGTAGACGGTGTTCGGCGCCCATGGCGTCGGCGCGTTGAAGCCGAGCGTGATATCCGACTTGAGCTGCTCGCGGCCGACCGTGTTGTTGGCGAGGTTGCCGTCGTCGCGCTGGATCTTGCCCAGATTGGCGATGAGCTCGTCGGTCGTGACCTGGATCGCCGAGAACTGCGCGTCCAAGCTGACGCCCGGCTGAGGCTTCAGCGGGTATTGCGCCGACCAATTGGTGAAGGCGAAGCTTGGCAGATATCGTTCCGGCTGGGGCATCGTCGCCATTGCGCTCGAGGCCGGTGGCGAGCCGAAAATCTGCCGAAAGTCGTTAAAGACTACAACGTCCGTCCGAGAAACTCAATAGGCGACGCGGCCCAGGGGTAGCTTGCGAAACGTGAAGCCGAGTTAGGTGGCGCTAGCCCCAAGCGCCGCCTCACGTCTACCGCGTCAATGACCCTCGATGTCGGCGAGGGTCAATCCGTCCCGCCGGCCGCTCCCTCTTCGGTAAGCCCGGCTCAGCCCGGCTCAGCCCGGCTCAGCCCGGCTCAGCCCGGCTCAGCCCAGCTTCGGGGCGGCCGGCGGTGCGCCTTCAGCTTGCGACGCAGCCCTCGATAGCCTTGCGCAGCGCGTTGGAGCGATCCTGGCGCACGTTTTCGTCCCCGTTCTCATGGATTGCGTGCGCCAGGGCGGATACCCGCTCCCAATGTGCCAGCAGGAAGAGACGGAGGTTCGCCTCTGGGATGTCCACGCCAAGATCGCGGCGCATCAACTCGGACAAATGCTTTTCGGGATCCCGGTCTCTACTGGCGACACCCATATCGAAGCTCTCCCTTGTGGCTCTGCGTCGAGACTGCAGACGAAACATACAGCGATCAAACGCTACAGCAGATGCCGACCGTCTGCAAGCGCTTCTGGCGTTAAAACAGATCACCGGGTCGGCATGGCGGCGATCAGGCGCCTAGAAGATCGGCCCTGGCGCCTTACCGGCTCGCCGGTTGCGGCCGGTGATCGAGCAAATGCGGATCGGCTGTGAGCGACTAGCCGGGCTCAGAACGCTATAGCCAAAGATCGCAAAAATGCGAAATTTAGTGTTGGCGGGCGGCGGCGGTCTTCACTCCACCTCCAGCCTACCCCAGGGGGGCGACCCGGCCCTCCGATGGTCGTCGTCGCCTCGTCTAGGCGAAAACACCCAAGGCTAGCTCAGCATTTCACTGGCGTCTGGCTCGCTAACTGGCTCACCATCGATCACGTCAACAGGCTTTGCCCTCGCGGATAGGTCACGCTCAAGACGCTGCACCGCGTCGCGTAGCTCGCCTAGGCTCATCTCGCTTAGAGGCTTCTCGCCGTCCGGTTCCTTCGGCTGTGCATAGGTGCTCGGGCCGAAGCCAGCGCGGTCTAGGAGCGTCTTTGCAGCCTCTAGACGCGTCTTGTCCGTGGCGCCTGGCTTGTCGACGAGATCGATCAGCGTCTTTACCGCCTTTGCAACGCCCGTCGTGCGCAAATCGGCGCCAGCCTCGCCCATCATCCGCACCTGAACCTGCGGCGAACGGATGAGGGAACGCGCGGTCTTGAAGGCCTCTATACCCTCGTAACCCATTGCCTCTGCTGCTCTAAGCGGCTCATATCCTTTTAGTAATAGATCTATAAACGACTGCTGCAGCGGCGTTAATTCCGCCACACGCGTGAACGTGTCCATCCGCTTATCAAAACCGCTCATCTGTCCATCCGTCTGCATTTCCGCCCGACGAGAAATATAGCGAAACGCTTGCCTCGCCAAGGGTTCGCCGCGTCAAAGGCGTCGGCGCTGAAAATTATGTCGCCTTTGTCGTCTTTTCCGCTTGCAGATATAGACGACAAAGGCTATAGCTATTCCATCAAGAGCGGGACACGGAGAGCGTCATGCGCAGCACCGTCATCCACCAGCGTAATGGCTGGGCCCTCACCAGCTACGGCAACGGTTGGGCTTACAGCTTGGCGCTCACCGAAAACGAAAAGACCAAATCAGTGTGGTTCCAGGACGACGACGCAAACGAGTTCCGAGCTCGCGTCATGGACGATGAAGGCTGGCTGCTCGACGACGCCGAGGAGCGTTTCGCAGACTATTCTGAGGTGATGCGTGAAGATTAAACAACCTTCCAGCGCATGCACTGTGTAATCGCAGTGCATGAGCGGGCAGGCGAACCGCAAGACCAATAAGAACACGGCCCATAATAAGAACAACCGCGCCCAACGATAACAGCCGCAAAGGATACAACTTATGCTGTATTATCTTTTATTATAGCGCGATCGGGGTGCGCATAGCGCAGCGCCTTGAGGCCATTTGGGGTGCAAGTGGCCTCACACGGTGTGCTTTCAGCGACTTTTTCGCTACAGACCCGGAGCCAAAAATGACCATCACCGTTGAACAGCTTGTGAGCCGTGAAGTCGGCCATTGCGTTTCGTCGCTCGTCTCCACGCTGGCGGGCTCCGACTACCCGCACGGCGCCGACGATCTCGGCTCCCTGATGGATCAAGCCCAAGAACTCGCCGCGCCCGTCCCTGACTATGAGAGCGCCGCCGTGGAGGACGGTTGGAGCCGCGACCCGCACACCGGCGACTTTCACCACAAGGAACACGGTCACGTCATCGAAACGGCCGGTTGGCAAGGTATCTGTGAAGGCTGGGACATCGAGCCCTACGACCGCGAAGTGTTCGAGCATTGGATCGTGTCCGACTGGCTCGCTGATGAGCTGATCAAGCACGGCGAGAAGGTCGATAAGGACTTCGCAGGCTTGTGCGTCTGGGCCCGCACTACTTCCGGCCAAGCGATCTATGCGGATAGTGTGATCGAGGACATCCACGCCGAGCTGACCGCGCCTTAACACGCCCTGAAAATCAGCTTTAACGCCTTTGGAGACCAAAGATGCATACGCCTGGCCCCAAGCCCCGCCGGCTCCGCGCGCTCTACTGGGCCCTGATCGTGCTCTACCTGGCATGGAGCGGCCTCGCGATCGCCTCGTTCTTCGGCTTCTCACTCGTCGCCGATGACGCGACCACCTCGGAGGGGCTCCAGCAATGACCCTCCTCGCCTTTCCAGGCCACAAATGGCACCGCTGCGAGAAGCCTGGGTGCCTCTTATGCGAGCACAAGCTGGCGCTGTGTGTCCGCTGCGGCGGGGCGGAAATCTCGCTGCCGACCGACTGCCCCGGCGAGCTCATGACCGACGAGCAGGAAGCCTCGGTCGAGTTCGGCAAACTCAACTTTCGCTTCGGCCGCGGATGGGTCTGCGAGCCAGCGCATAAACGGAGATTTGGGCCATGATCCGCACCGCCTTATCCCTCGCCGCCGACTTCGTCGCCTTTATCGTCTACATCGCCGGCGTCTGCGGCCTCGTCATCGGCTTTTCCGCTCTCCTCGGCGCCTAGGCAGCCGGCGCACCCCGCCTCGGCCGTTCTAGGCCCCTTTCTGGCCATTCTCGCCCCATCAGGACCGTCGACAATGCCGAACGCCACCTTCACCGCCTTCTGCAACCGCCTCGCGGCGCTCTACGCTGCGCAAAACGCCCTGCGGCTTGCATACCCATTCTACGTCGCGATCCACACCCGGTGCACCTTTGACAGCCTGGAGAGCGACACCCGCGAAAAATGGCGCGCCATAGATGCCATCGTTTGGTGCTGAACCGAAAAGGACCACCGCCATGATCTTCATTTTCTTACGCCTCGGCTGCGCAATTGCGCTCCTCGCCCTCATCGCCTCCGGCCACGGGTAGCTCGACACCTCCAACCCGTCTAGATTTGCTCCCCGTTGGCGCCCACCGCTTCACGGGGATTTTCTTTGTCCAGATCACTCGCCCTCACCACCCTCGCCGCTGCGCTCGCGCTCTCCGCCTGCGTCAGCACCGCTCAGGAACAACCCCGCACGGTTCGCCCTGGCAAGCTCGCCTACCAAGTCACCTCGAAGCCACAAGGCCCGTACACGGTCGCCCTCTGGTTCGACACGACCGGCCGGCGCCGCAATGACGCCGCCAAGGAGCAAGACCTCGCGGCCTGCCGCTTCGCGATCCAATCCATCGCGGCCTCTCGCCCGCCTGGTGTCTTCTTCCCGGGCTCGGGCGCAAACACCGCTGCCGCCAACATCATCAATGCCGACGAGCCCGACTTGCCGAGCTTCGACGATTGCATGTTGGCGCGGGGTTGGCGCTTCGTCGGATATGCCCGTCCCGACGACACCGGCACTCCCTGACGGACCCCAAGTGTAACCCCAAAAAATTCGGCCGTGTAACGGTGGGCGGGGTATACTACGTATACACCCCTGCCACCGTTACACATACGGCGAGCCATCGTTTCGCTCATATTACGTATCGTTACAAGCGTTACGCTCTACAATAAACCACTGATTATGTTCACCTTTTCGTGCAACGTTCTTTTCGGCGAGATCGTTACGGATCTTGACGAGACGAGGCCTGCTTATCTCACGCGTAACATTGCGATCGTTACGCCGCACGCCGCCCCCTTTCTGGTGTCCTCTAGCCCTTGAAACCCAACCACTTTGGGCATGCGTCCACCACGTTTCCCAGTCGATGCCTATAGCGTATTTGTCGGCTTCCCGCTCCTCCGCCTCGGCCTCCACGAGGTCTTCCAAGGCGTCGAAAAGCTGCTGCTCGGCAGGCGTCAGCGACACCTCGAATTCCGCCGACGCGTCGACATGGCTACCAGCCGAACCGCGCTCCAGGCCCCCCACAACCAACGAGCTCACCGGCTCCCCGCGCGTGTTGGCCCATTCGAGCCGCTCGAACGTCAGCCGCCGACGCCAACCGTCCTCGGCGCCCTTCATCTTCAAGCACAGCCATTCGCCCGGCAGCGGCGGCCCGCCCTCCTCGGTCTCGCCCTCATCCTTCGACACGATGTGAACGAAATCGGCGTTGTTCAGGAAGTACACGGACCCGAGCACGTCGCCCGCCTTGTTCTCATGGTGCACGCCGATCACCGCGCCGCCGGTCGCGTTGCCGAGGGCGCCACACCGGTCCATGAGCTTCGTGACGACGTCGCTGTCGTTCAGCACCGCGCCGGAGGCGGCACGGCCCATCGTATCGACGGCTGAAAGGGTGAAACGTTTGCCGGTCGCGCGGATCTCGGCGAGGAGCTCCTTGAGGGCCTTGTCGTCCATGAAGGTCATCGCCTCATCCATGATGACGAGGCGGGACGGGTTTTCGGATAGACCGTGCTTGATCTTGAAGGCGTCCACGCAATAGCGGAACAGGCTCATGCCTTCGCCGCCTGGCGCGACGAGCAGCACGTCGTGCGGGCCTCGGGGGAGCGGCTCGCCGTGCCAAGATGGGAAACCGTAGGCGAGATGGAGCAGGAGATCGTAGACAAGGAAGGATTTGCGGGCGCCCCACTTGCCGGCGATGAGGCCGACGCCGTTGTCCTGGATGAAGCCCTTGACCAGCCAAGTCGGCTCCGGACGGGTGATGAACTCGTCGTAGGCGGTGAGATATTTCCGCTTTGGTTTCGGTTTGGCGGTGGGGTCGGCCTCGAATTCGTCATCCGGGGTGGCTGATAAGGCGCGATCACGTTCGGCCTGGCGCGCGGCGACGATATCCGGATGCGCGTCGCCGAAGCGGCCCTTGGCGTAACGATAGGCTGAGCGGGTTTCCTTGTCGGTCTCCTCGGCCGTCGCCGGCGGGACGCATTTGGGTGCCCAGAGCTCGCACATCAGGCGAACGGCGGCGTCCTCGGAGATGCCGAACGATCGCAGCATGCAGGCACGGACATAAGCGTCATGATGGCGCGCGCCGTGCAGGATGGAAGCTGGCGGGATGGCGGCCAGGTACCAAGTGGCTTCCTCTTCGGCCTCGATCGTGTCCGGCTCGACGAGGGGCGCCTCGCCCGACCGCTCCCGCGGGATGGCCTCGCCTGCGAGGTCGATGAGCCATTGCGGCGCGGGCGCGAGCTCTGTGTCGTCTGGCCCGAGGTTTGGCGCCCATGAATAGGGTTTGCCGTCGATGGCCGATGGCGGCGCCACGACATAGCCGTGATGGCCGCGCACGTCGACGCAGCGCGCGAGTTTGCCTTGGCTGTTGGGGACGGGTGGGCAGTCCTCAGGCAGACGGAAATAGAGGTGCCGGCCGCCCGAGGTCGTGCGCGCCGTGATGGTCGGCGGAAGCGGGCTGTGCGCGGCGATCAGCGCGAGGAGGTTTTCCTCGCCGATCGCGCCTTCCTTGTGGTCGATGTCGACGACGAGCAGCCGGTCCGTGCTGATCGCGAGGTTTTTTCCGTCCTCGAGCCATGACCGGATTTTCGTGGCGTCGGTAGTGGCGACGTCATAAAAGGCGTCAACGGCGGGCGTCTTGGAATTGCGCTTGAGGGGAAAGATCCGCATTCCGCGTCGAGCGGCCTGAAGCACAACATCTAGGTTGATTAAGCCGCTCTCTTGTGGCATATGACACTAGTCCTTGTGTTGCATCGTTGAGCGTAAAAATGGCTCGTCGGGGTGTCCGTCCCGGCGAGCCTTCTGTTTTCCGCCTGTCGTCGGCGCTTCGCAAGACGAAAATGGCGATAAAGCAGATTTTCAGGGCGAACGGGGGCCGCTATGCGCCACCGGGTTTCACCTTACCGAGGAGCTCCGGCAGCTTGCGGATATTGGAAGCGACGCGGCGGGCCTCGTCTTTCGTGAGCTGCTTTTGCAGATCGCGCCGGATCGGATTGTCGTCGTAATAGATGTAGGCTATCCCGTGGCCGTTGGCACTCTGGACCTTGTAGCAGGCATCGAGCTCGACGAGTTCCCACGGCGTCTCCAGCCGGTATTTGCTGCCGCTGTCGGTCACGCGTCGCTTTCCTTCTGGATGGCAGTCGTGTTCAGGAAATCCAGGACGTGATCGCGCAAATCGGGATCGCCATAGACGACGATCTTTCTCGCCCAATTGGGGAGGCTGATGCCGTAGCCGACGTAGTCGGCGCCCTCGTCGAGCTCGTCAGGGCCTGAGATGAACGGGCCTGATTTCGTGCTATCCTTCATGGCTATGCCTCGCCTTCTCAGCTAATCGTGTCCGGGCCGAACCAACTGCTCGCAAGGGTTCCCATCGCGCCGTGGTCGATGTTGATCATGTAATCACCGTCAAAATCCGGTGACCTGTAGAAGCGACTGTCCATGATGAACCAGTCTGACCGCTTGATACGCAGGGTCCTGGAAAGCAGGAACCAGCCGCCATTGATGCTAATGTCGCCGCCGGAGAATACCCGCGTGGCGTCTCCAACGATGTCGACCGATTTCCGATCGAAAAGGGCTTGCAACCCCTCCCAGTCGTCGTGGACCCCATCCGACCAGATCGTCGGCCGCCGCAGGAAGTCGCTGGGTTTTACGAGAATGGCGGCCGATGTGACACTGAGCGTTCCGCGCAGGAACGAGCGCCTCGACAGTTGCTCAAGCATGCCTCGCCTCTGGTTTGATGACGTTCGGATATGGATCGGCGGCTCTACGGAGCTGACGGTGAATTCCGTGCAGCAAGCCGCAAGGGTGCTTTACGAGGAATGGCCGGAGGAGTTCGTCGGATCCGCGCTTTACCGCAATGCGGCGTTGGCCTGTATCGCTGCGGTCGATGGGCACGGGACCGCTGATGAAGCCCGTGAGGCTTTCGCCGCTGCCGCCCGTGAGGCGGGGATGCTGGAGGAGTGAGGTCATGGAGCCCGCCCCGTCAGTCTGACGAGCAACTCGCCGGCTTCCTACTCAATGATGCCGCGCGCCGCGTGGTGGATCTTTGTATAATCCGGGAAGCCAAGATTGCGAGCGAGGAACAAGCCCCAATCAATCGCGCTGATCTGCTTTCGCCAGGCCTCACAAGCAGCATCCCACTCGGGTGTGCCATGGTAGAGCTTAACGGGAGGCGTCTTGCTATTCGGCATGTTGGCCTCCGGAGCCATAGAGCTTGACCACGACGCGCTGCACCCGCCAGCCATGTCGGCGTGCCCGACGCCAGCATTGGGTTTCGGTCTCATCTTCCCGACGCCAAGCGTTGATGATGTACTGCATGGCCTGCCGCCGCGTGCCACCTGCGGAATTGATGTGGATGAAGGGGCGCGGTGAGCCATCTAGGCAGATGGCCGCCCAGCCGTATTCGGGCTTAATCCGGTCAGCCATGTTGGCCTCCGCGGGCGCGGATGGCGGCTTCCAAGACCTCGCCGACGCTCTGGCGCGGGACGGTAGGATTGGCACAGAGTGTGTGGGCCATATCGAGCGCCTTCTCAGCAGCTTCGGCGCGGGCAATAGCGGCAGTCGCGCGATCTTCGTTCTTGGCCGCCAGATCCTTCCATTCCTTGGCCGAGGTCTTCCAACTATCGCGGTCTTCCGCTACTGCCGCGCGTTCTTGCTCAGCGAAGGCGGAGATGGCGTTTGCAAGTGCGGTTGGATGCCAGCCGCCGCCGTCATCAACGCTTTCGATGACCTTGCGCGCCCGCTCGACGAGATCGGCCGCCGGCTCGGGCTTGATCGTGGTCCGGTTCGATACCGTCACAGGCGTGTAGGGGGCGTGGCCGGATAGCGTCTGCATTGCCATTGCCCGGTTCTCATCGATGTCGCGCAACTGCGCCTTCGTCTCTTCGGACAGTTCCCATTTGGGGTCCGGCTCGGACTGCGGGGCGACGGGCGGGAGCAGATAGAGCCCCCGCTCTTCATGTTCCCACTGTGGCGAACTCCAGTTCTTCGGGATCCTGCCGTCGCGCCAGCTACTCCAAAGTACGCCTTTACCCTTGAGCCGGCTGCGATGCTGCCAAATATCGGGCTCGGGCTGCGGGGCGGGAGGGGTGGCGCGCACCAGCCCGGTGACCATATTATCGATTTGGCTGATGACGCCGCTCAAGTCTCCAAGCGCCCGCCATTGCGGGTTCTCCGGGTAAAACTTGGCGGCCATGTGCTCTGCAAGCCGTTGTGCTTCCTTCAGAGCAGCGGCCACCCCCTCCGGCGCGTGGCCGGGCTGCGGGGCGGGAGGGGCGGCGTAGAGCTTCGTTCCGTCTGGGATGCCGCTTCGCAGTCCGGCCTCTGTCCAACGCAAGCGGGTTCCGTTTTCCTGGACTTCGGCCACCGGCTCCACCTCCGGCGCGTGGGCGGCGGCGAGCATGGCCTCCCACGCTCCGATTGCCGTGGCTTCGCTATCTTCGCCGGAACCGCTCGCTCCGGCTTCGATCATCGCTTCGGTCGGCTCAACCGGCACGAGCTTCCATCCCGCTGGCACCGCGACCGCATCCGTCTTATCGGCTGGCAGGGCGGCGCCGAGGGCCTGCGCTACAGCTGAGGCGACTTTCCTGCAGATCCGATCAGCCGAAGCAGACTGCGGGAAGATCAAAGCTTCCACGTTCAGCACGTCCTTGACGGCGGCAGTTGCTGCAGCAAACGCCCGCTCATCGAGCGCCGGATGTCCATCGGGTATGTGCGTCACGGACACGGACGGGATCGCCGTGCAGTGGGTGCCGAGGCCCGTGGTGATCGTCTTGCCGCAAGCTGTGCAGCCGCTTCGCCCATACGGCTTGCCTTCGTCCCGCAGGCGGAAGCGACACCGTGCCGGCCGTGGATCAATCGTTGTTCCCATCCCCTAGCCCTCCGGTTGCGTGTTGCGGATGGCGGCGCGATCGAGACGCTCAATCTCAGCGACGATCAGGGCGGCGGCCTTGATGAGGTCGCGGCGGCGGGTCGTGGGCTTCCACCACTCTCGCCCCCAAGGCCACAGCTTGAGAGATGTGACGCGGAGCCAATCGGCGACACCGGCCGATGAAAGGGCATAGCAAGCCGCCGCTATGGCCATCTGGCCGCCGCTATGAACATTGTCATGCTCCGGCGTCCAGCATTCCTTCTCGATCTGCCGAAGGCGTTCGGCCGCGATCTCGCCGATGGCTGTCCGGCTTTCCCCCGCCCCAGCGGCAAGCCCGCGCTCGGCGAGGGTGAGCACCAACTCGACTTTGCCGTCCGAGCGCGTTCGCCAACTCCCGGCATTGACACTTCCGCCTTTCTCGTTCTCCACCTCCAGAAAAACACACTCATCCGACGGCCCCGGAAAATCGGTAAAAACGAAACGGAGCTCCGCCCCTATGGGCGCATGGGGTTCATTCTGCATTGGAATTGTCCTTGTTGCTGGCCGCCGCGCGCACGGCGCGAGCCACGTCGATCCAGATCAGTTTTGTGCCGTCGGGCAGGCTTTCCCACTCGTCGGCGAGGCGCCGGCGCTCCGGGTAGCGCGCCTCATAGGCGACGCGGCCGAGCGCCAGGTCGGTGGGCGACGGGTCAGCGACCTCCATCGTCTGGGCCCTTATCGCGCTCTGCGAGCATGGCGTCGGCCGCGTCGCCTATGAGGCGGCAGCAACGTGCTGCCAGCTCGTCAATTGCACGCTGTCGCCGCTGATCAGACGCGCGAGCGCCTGCCCTGCAAACCAATCGCGGAGCGAAACACCAGGATAGGTGACCTCGACGTGCGCCTTATTGCCGTCCGAGTGGGTGACTTCTTCATATCGGCTGCTCGGGAAGAATAGCCCACCGTCATTGCGTCTCATCGGATTTGTCCTCGTTGTCGTCTGCCAAATCGACTATAGCGTTTTTTCGCTTGACTGCAATAGTCGTTAAAGCATATGGTCACGGCTATAGCAGACATGAGGCTTGTTGCCGATGACCGACACCCCCGATCAGCCAATCCGTGACGCCATCGAGGCTTTTCGCGAGCGCCACGGCTTGGGGCGGGGCCGCGCCGGCATGTATCTGGCGAACGACCCTTCTCTGCTTAATCGCCTGGAAAAAGGCCGCGTGATCCGCCCGGATACGGAACGGAAGCTCCGCGAGCAGATCAAATTCATGGACAGCTTTCTCCTGAAGTGAGGCCCGACATGGGTAAGCGATTAGGGTTGGAGATCCTCGATGAGGCATCTCGCGCCATTGGCGACCGCGGCCTGAACTACGGCAAGCCGGAAGACAACTTCGCGCGGATCGCGCGGCGTTGGCGCGTGCATTTCAAGAACCGCTACGATCTCGACGTGCCCTGCGACGCCACGGACGTCGCCATCATGGAGATCGACCTCAAGGTGGCGCGTCTGGAGAACCAGCCGACGCACAGGGACAGCTGGGTCGATATCGCGGGCTACGCCGGATGCGGCGCCGAGACGACGATCAAGCCAGCCGAGCAGCCGATCGACCGGGAGCCGATCGACCGGGAGCCGTCGCAGTATTGGCACAATCGTCAGGAAATAACAGAAGAGACTATCTCCGCTATCTTTAGCCCGTCTCCGCTAAAATCGGGCGCGCCGCTGCCGGTTCCTCTGAAGATCGGAGATAGCGTTTGCGTGACGACCTCAAGGCGCCCAGACCACGTCGGTCGTATCGGTAAGATTGTTGCCTTCAGGGCACCAACAAACCGCCCGTTCAAAGTCGAATTCGATGGGTCGTTCGGGGCGTTCGGGGCGTTCGGGGCGTTCGGGGCCGCGATGTTCAGCGCTGGCGAGCTCCAGCGGGTCGATGGCGGCGAGACCAATGCAACCCACAGCCTTAAGTGCGGCGATCGGGTGCGAGTTATAGGCGGCTTGGTGAGCGCCGAATTCACGATCTACAAGATCGACGACAAAGGTCATTTCTACCTGAAGTCGCCGAGCGGATATTTGTCGGTGACGCCGTTCCACGCCAACGAGCTGGAGCGCCTCCCGTGACGGTGCTCGGCCTTGATCTCGGCACCAAGTGCGGCTGGGCGGTCGGCGATCGCCACGAGAAGATCGTCTACGGCACGTGGCCCCTGGCGCAGCGCGGAGACGCCGGCGGTATAAGGCTGGTTCGCTTCATCCGGCATGTCGAAGAGATCACTCTCGGGGCCGACGTGAAGCAGATCGTCTATGAGCGAGTGGACGGCCATAAAGGCGTCTATGCCGCGCAGATTTACGGCGGCTTCAAAGACAATCTGCTGCGCTGGTGCGAAGACAACGGGATGCCCTGCGAAGGAATTCCGGTCGGCACCATCAAGAAATACTGGACGGGTCGCGGGAACGCCGACAAGGAGGCCATGAAGGCCGAGGCGCTCCGGCGCGGCTACATAATCGACAAGATGGACGACAACGCAATCGACGCGCTCGCCATCGCCCATTGGTCCATCACGCAATATCGCTCGTCGGCGCCGAGTGCCGACGAGATGCTGAGCTAGGCCGCCGCACGTACCAGCGGGCGCCCGCGGCCCGTCCGGGCATACCAAGTTCTGATCGTAGGGGGCGGCGACCTAGTCACTACTCACCCCGTGAAATCAGAGCAAGGCCGCGACTTATTCTTCTTTCGACTGCCGGGCAGCACGGATTTGCTGCACCAAGGGAGACTACATCATGTTCGGAGCACTTAAGAAGGCATTCAAGGCTGGCGCGAAAGAGGTCGCCGCCGATTATTCGCAGAACAAGGACTATCTCGAGGCCGTCTGCGCCGCTGCCGCGCTCGTCGCCAATGCAGACGGCGAGATCGAAGACGCCGAGAAGGCCAAGGTGGCCAAGGTCATCGGCAATCACCCCGTCCTGTCGAAGTTCTACAAGCAGAACGACATCGAGCAGGTCTCCGAGCAGATGTTCAAGCGCGCCAAGGACGCCTCCGGCCGCCAGCAGCTCGCCCGCGAGCTCGACGACATCAAGTGGCGCGACAGCGGCCAGATGGCCGAGGACGTCTACCTCGTGGCGCTCGACGTCGCCAATGCCGACGGCGAGCTGGAGCCCGAGGAAGAGGTCGTCCTGAAGAAGATCGCCGGCCGGCTCGGCGTGGACGCCTCCAAGTTCGACTTCTGAAGCGAGCCCTACGGGCGGCGGGCTCCGGCCCGCCAGCTCACAGGAGGAAGCCATGATCTTAATGTTCGGGGTTCTCGATCGTGCGCTCGACCTGGTCGGCCTGATCACCCTCGTCTACTGGGCCGTCAAGGTCGGCTCCTGGTACGCGCGGAAGCGCGCCGGCGCGAAGGGCTGAGCCGTGACCGACCTCTTTCCCTACCAGGAGACGGGCGCGGCGTGGCTGGCCAAGGTCGGCCGCGGGCTTCTCGCCGACGAGATGGGCTTAGGCAAATCGGCCCAGGCGATCGTCGCCGCCCAGCGGCTCAATCCCGCACCAACCGTAGCCGTGGTTTGCCCAGCTTCGCTGCGCGAGAATTGGTATCGCGAGTTCGAGCGTTTCTGGGACGGCCTTCCTTCCTACGATCTCCACGTCGAGAGTTACGACAAGGTCGCCCGGGGCGAGCTCGGCGACCGCGAATACGACGTCCTGATCCTCGACGAGGCGCATTATCTCAAGAACCACAAGGCGAAGCGCACGCAGGCGATCCTCGGGCGCAAATGCGACGGCAAAGGTGGCCTCGTTGCCCGTGCCAAGCACGTCTTCGCCCTGACGGGCACGCCGACGCCGAACAATCCGTCCGAGCTCTGGCCGCTGGCGCGCGCCCTCTTCCCAGAGGCGATCTGGAACCTGAAGACCGAGCGGCCGATGGCCTATTGGACGTTCACTGAGCGCTATTGCGTCGTGCGCGACACCGGCTTCGGGCTGAAGATCATCAAGGGCCGGAATGTCGCCGAGCTCCGCGAGCGCCTTGGGCCGCATGTCCTGCGCCGGCGGAAGGAGGAAGTCCTTCAGGATCTCCCGCCGATCCGCTTCGAGATGTTGCCGGTCGAAGGGAAGCTGACGCTCCCGCCTGATGGCAAAGTTGATGCGGCACTCGTCGCGGATATCCTCGAGGCGAAGGGTGTCGATGGCCTGGCCGAGATCGCGCCGCATGTCGCCTCCCTCCGCCGGCTGACTGGGCTCGCCAAGGTTGGCCCCGTCATCGAATGGGTCAAGGAATGGCTCGAAGGCGGCGGCCAGAAGCTCGTGCTCTTCGCTCACCACCGCGACGTCATCCTAGCGCTCGAAGAAGGGCTGGGCGCCGGCGTTGCCTCCGTCACCGGCGCGACAACGCCCCTGCTGCGCCAGGAGGCCATCGACGATTTCCAAAACGACCCCGGCTGCCGCGTCTTCATCGGCCAGCTCCAGGCGGCCGGGACAGGCCTGACGCTCACCGCCGCCAGCGATCTCCTCTTCGTCGAGACGTCGTGGGTGCCGGCCGAGAACCAGCAGGCCGCCATGCGTATCCACCGTATCGGGCAGCGGAACGCATGCCTGGTGCGCGTCGCCTCCCTCGCCGGCTCGATCGACGAGGACATCCAGGAAGCCCTCAAACGGAAGCTGACGGACATCCGCAAGCTTTTCGATTGACCTGAAAATCTGTTTTAACGCCAGAAAGGACCGCTATGTCTATCGAACTGCATATCTCCGCCGACGGCCCCAAGGAATTCGCGAACCAGCTTCTCGGCGTCTTAGGCGCGCTCGCCTTCGCCGGCGGCAAGACCTTCGTGTCGGGTGCTCCGGAGACCTTCGCCCCCGCTGCGCAATCAGAGCAGCCCGCGCAGGAAGATCTTTCCGACGAAGTCGCGTCAAAGCTCGGATCCGCACCTGCGCCGGCCGAGCAGCCGAAGCGCACCAGGCGCACGAAGGCCGAAATGGAAGCCGCCGCACGCGCCGAGCAGCCGGCCGAGCAGTCCGCTCCGACGGAAGCGGTCGAGGCGACCCCGGCGGAAGCCGTCGCTGAGCCCGTTCCCGAAGGCGAAGAGATGCCGGAGCCGATCTCGATCGAGACGCTCTGGAACAAGCTCGACCGGGTCATCAAGGAGGTCAACACGCCGACCGCCGCGAAGATCCTGGCGAAGTTCGGCGTGCGGAAGGTGCGCGACCTGACCGACGAGCAGAAGCCGAAGTTCCTGGCGGATGTCGACAAGGCGGGTGCCATCATCGACAGCGTCCCCGGCGAGCAGCGCGCTTCCGACATCGCCAAGGCGCTCGGCCTCTAAGGCCGGCGCTGGCGCACGGCTTAGCTTCTGGTTGACAGAGCATCTGACTATATTCCTATTTGTCTCGAATGTTCACGCTATAGGCAGGGACCATGAAAATCGCAGCGAGCGAAATGCTTGTCGTCGAGGATACCTCCATGGGCACCATTCTGGTGACGATCAGCGATGGGTATCTGGTCCTAGCCCAAGGCCAGATGGCAGTTTCGGTTGACGAGGTCGAGGCGATCAAATTCGCGAACGCGCTCCTCGGCTACGCCAACCGGAACGCCGTCAACCAGGACGAGCCACGTGTCGACATCGTTGAGGGGACGGAACAATGACCGCAACGAGCACGGATGCTCATTCAAAGCGGGCGCACGCCCGCCTCGCACCGAGCGCGGCCTCGCGCTGGTGGAATTGCCCGGGGTCCGTCAAGGCGACGGAGGGCATCGAGACGAAGTCGTCCTTCTTCGCCGACGAGGGCACCGCCGCCCATACGCTGGCGGACTTATGCCTGCGGACGGGCCATGACGCCGATCGGTTCCTCGGCGGCTGCGTCGATATCACGACCGGCGAGGTGTTCGACGTCTGCTCGGACGCGATGAAGGAGAAGGACGGCGTCTTCGAGATCGACGAGGAGATGGCAGGTGCCGTCCAGGAATACCTTGATGAGGTCCGCTCGATCGTCGACACCGGCGCCGACGAATTCGAGATCGAGCAGCGGCTTGATATGACGGCCATCCACCCGGACCTGTCCGGGACGGGCGACCTGGTCTGTTATAAGCCGGAGACGTGCAAGCTCGTCGTTTGCGACTTCAAATACGGCAAGGGCGTGCTCGTCTCGCCGGTCGAGAACAAGCAACTCCTCACCTATGCCGTCGGTGCCGTCCGGCGCTTCCGCAATTGCGGTCTCGACGCGATCGAGCTCGTGGTCGTTCAGCCGCGGGCGCAGGGCCAGACTATCAAGCGCTGGACGATCGGCGGCCTCGATCTCCTCGAATGGGAAGCCGACCTCGAGGACGCCGCGAAGCGAACGGATGCGCCAGACGCGCCGTTCAAGGCCGGCGAGTGGTGCCGGTTCTGCCCGATCGCCGCGACCTGCAAGACGAACCGCGAGGCGGCCGCCGAGGCCGCGCAGGCGGAGTTCTCGGGGGAAGGCACCGTCGTCGTGCGGAAGCCCGACGAGATGACGTCCGGCGAGCTCGCAGCCGTCCTGCGCAACGCCACCGTGCTCAAGAACTGGTTCCGGGCGGTCGAGGCGCACGCCCATGCGGAGGCGCTCGCCGGCCGCACTCCGGACGGCTTCAAGCTCGTGCCGAAACGCCCCACCCGCAAGTGGAAAGACGAGGCCGAGGCCGAGCTGACGCTGACGGTATTGGGTGCCGACCCGTTCGAGAAGAAACTGCTCTCTCCCGCCAAGGCCGAGAAAGCCCTCGGGAAGGCCAACAAGGCAGAGCTCGCCGACCTGATCATACCGGTGTCGAGCGGCACGAACCTTGTGCCTGTGGAGGACGAACGCCCGTCGGCCGTGCAGTCGGCTGATCAAGAGTTTGGGGGTTGAGCATGAACTGCGAGGAAAGCGCCATTGGGCGCGCCGTTCAGGCGCGCGCGATACACCACGGCCTCATTGTCGAGGACGTCGTTGTCCAGCCGAGCGATCACTGTCTCCTGGTCCGCATCATCGCGGCTTACCTGCCGAAGATCATTCTGGTGCTGGACGAGCGGGTCGACCAGGAGGAGGCCGAAGGCGCTTTCGACGAGATCGTGGAACGGTTCATGGACGACGGGATCATCCTGCGGCCGCTCCTCCACTGAATTGGCAACATCGCCGCCAGGGCGTGCCCGAAGTGCGAACAGAGAGACTAGAGGATTTAGAGATGTCAAATATCTGCTTACTTCTCAAAACGGGCAACATCCGGTCGCCTCGTTGCCGCCTCGTTTGGCCCCACGTCTTCAAGCCGAAAAAGGACGATGACGGGAAGGAAAAATATCAGATTTCGCTGATCATCCCCAAGGGGTCCGACCTCGACCTTTTGAAGAAGGACGCAAGCGAAAAATTCGCGGCTATGTTCGGGAAAGACGCGAAGCCCGCGGCGTCACCGTTCAAGAATACGGCGGATAAGGAGCGCTTGGTCGACTACGCGGATGACTTCCCGATATTCATCGACGCCAGCCGCAACCTCGGCAACGGTCCCCCCGAGGTCACGACAACTCGCAAGGACCCCAATACCGGCAAGCTCGAGAAGATCGGGTCGGATCGTCAATCCGAGGTGTATGGCGGCCGCTGGGTCTACGTCTCTCTGAACGCATACGCGTGGAGCTTCAAGAGCCGGAAGGGCGTGTCGATCGGGCTCAACAACATCCAGCTCCTTGAAGACGACGATCCGATTGGCGGCGGCCGCGTCGCGGCCTCCTCGGAATTCGAGGCGGTCGAAGAGCTGGAGGGCGGCGAAGGCGCCCGAGACGCTTCTTCGATGTTCTGAAAATCGGCTTTACCGCCTTTTTCGTCCACTCCAGGAGGATCGCATGACGGACCCGGGCATCGGGCATAACCAAGGGCCGGAGGTCGCAGAAAGCGGCGTCGCGGCGGACGAGCTCAAGGCGTTCATCGAACGCATCGAGCGGCTCGAAGAGGAGAAGTCAGCCATCGCCGGCGACATCAAGGAGGTCTACGGCGAGCTGAAAGGCCGTGGGTTCGACGCTCCAACCGTCCGCAAAATCGTGCAGATGCGAAAGGTCGCTGCCGACGAGCGCGCGGAGCGGGAAGCGATCCTCGAGCTCTACATGCAAGCGCTCGGGATGGGCGCGTAACCGACCGGGCGGGGCCCGTCCGAGGGCTCCGCCTGCCCGGATTATCTGTTTTGCCGACTTTTCCGACCGAGGACACTCCAATGAAAAAGATTATGGGCAAGATCGTAATGCTGCGGCCGTCCATGGCCGGGGTGCGCAAGGCGTTTCTGGATTTTGTGGCACCCGAGCACGACCCGCGTCTGGAGCCGCTCCCGGTCGTCGGCTACGTGACCCACACGCGGCGCACCAAGAAGGGGATCAAGACCTGGCGCACGCCGCTGAAGCGGCTGCACTTCGTAGACCGCTCCCGCTACACCCCCGAGCGCCTGCGCGAGATCCGGACCGACGGAAAGCATCGGTGACGCCATGGAACAGGAACCCGCATGGGTCCCCAAGGCCCGCACGCTGCGCGCGGAGGGGCTCTCCTACGACAAGATCGCTGCGCGCGTAAAGCACGACAAAGCGACCGTCTACTACTGGATCGGCCTATCTCCGGAGGGCCGCCAGGACCGCAGGGACAAGGCCGCCGACCGCGCGCGGCGCCTGAAGGATTCGCCGGAAGGGCGAGCGCGGCTCGACGAGTATAACCGCCGACATAGCATCCGCTTGCAAGCCCGAGCCGAGGCCAACGAGACCGGCGAGGACTACCACGCAATCTGCCGCAGATGGGGGCTTTGATGGAGCTCTTCCACGTCATCGACGACGGGGTCGTCATCCTGCGCCACAAAGGCGGCCGGTACCGGCAGACGAAGTTATACCGGCGCGGCAACGACCTCTACGCCGGGCTCGGGTCCGAATTCGTCCGTCTCCTGACGGGCGGCGGCAGGACCGATCCGAACGTCTCCTGGCAGGGCTATCCCCATCCCGGAACGGCGCGCGATCCGGCGTCGCCGTACATGCCGAAATGGGGATGACGGCCTATTACAACGAGGTCGAACCCTATGCCGCCCAATGGCTGCGCAATCTCATCGCCGCCGGACATATCGCTCCCGGCGACGTGGACGAGCGAGACATTCGCGACGTTCGGCCTTCAGATCTGGCAGGCTACACGCAATGCCACTTCTTCGCCGGCATCGGCGTCTGGAGCTATGCCCTCCGGCTCGCCGGCTGGCCGGACGACCGGCCCGTCTGGACCGGCTCCTGCCCGTGCCAACCTTTCTCCTCGGCAGGCCGAGGCGGCGGGTTTGCTGACGAGCGGCACCTCTGGCCGCATTGGCACCATCTCATCCGCGAGTGCCGACCTGACGTCGTCTTTGGCGAGCAGGTTGCGAGCAAAGACGGCCTCGGCTGGCTCGACCTTGTTCAAGCTGACATGGAAGGCGACCGTTACGCCCTCGGGGCGGTCCCTTTCCCTGCTGCGAGCGTCGGCGCCCCACAAGGCCGGCACCGAATTTACTTCGTGGCCGACGCCGACAGTAGGCAACTCGACAGGATCACAGTCGTTCGAGGGTCTTTCAGCGACCGGGCTCACGCCGGACGGGCGGAAAGTAGCGGTGAGCTTGGGCCACGTCGCGCGCCTTGCGAGCTGGCCGGCTCCGGCGGCGCTCGACCACTACACCCGGACGGGCTTGCGTCCGTCCCGGATCGAGAGCGGCCGGCAGACGGGCTATCTGAGCGAGATGGTGCTCCTGGCGAGCTGGGCGACGCCGGCCGCGCGAGACTATCGACACGCCAACGCCAAGCCGTTCTCGGAGCGGGGCGGCGGGAAGAAGGGCGAGCAGCTCAACAATCAGGTCGTTCATTCTGGGCCACCGCCGACTGGATCTGGTGCCGAGACGGCAAGTACCGGCCAGTTGAACCCGGCTCATTCCCGCTGGCTCATGGGGCTCCCGCCCGCGTGGGACGTCTGCGCGCCTACGGCAACGCGATCGTCGCGCCGGCCGCGCAAGCCTTCATCGAAAGCTACCTAGAGAGCGAGATGCTGTCGTGAGCGCACCCACCCTACACCTCGATTTCGAAAGCCGCAGCGCGATCGACCTGCGGAAAACGGGCGCCCACGCCTACGCCGAAGATCCGACGACGGGCGTCTGGTGCTGCGCCTACGCGGTCGACGACGAGCCGGTCGACATCTGGACGCCCGGCGAGCCCCCGCCGCTGGAGGTCCTCCAGTCGGTCGAGGAAGGCTGGCCGATATACGCTCATAACGCCTCCTTCGAGCGGCTGATATGGCGCCACGTCATGCCTCTCTATGACTGGCCGGTGCCGCGCGACGAGCAGTATCGCTGCACGATGGTCATGTGCCACGCCATGGCGCTCCCCGGCGCCCTGGAGAACGCCGCGCCGGCGCTCGGGCTCGACGTTCGGAAGGACGCCAAGGGCCGCGCGCTCATGCTCCAGATGGCGAAGCCACGGACGGAAAGCCCGCTGACCTGGTGGGACGACGAGGAGAAAAAGCAGCGCCTCTATGCCTATTGCAAGCAGGACGTCGAGGTCGAGCGCGAGCTGCACAAGCGCCTCGTGCCGCTGAAGCCGTCCGAGCTCGACCTCTGGCACCTCGACCTGAAGATTAATGACCGCGGCATCTATATCGACGAGACGCTCTGCCACCAGGCGCTCAAGGTCATCGCCGCGGCGACCGAGCGGCTGAACGCCGAGATCGCCCACGTCACGGATTATGCCGTCTCGGCCGTCACCAACGTTCAGTCACTGCTCACGTGGGTGAAGGGGCACGGGATCGACGTTTCCGAGCTCAACAAGGAGAGCCTGACGGAGCTCCTCGTGCGGGACGACCTGCCGGATGACGTCCGGCGCGCGCTCGAGATCCGTCAGGAAGGCGGAAAAGCGTCCGTCGCCAAGGTGAAGGCGCTCCTGGCTTGCAAGAGCCGGGACGGCACCGCAAAGGGGCTCCTGCAGTTCCACGGGGCCAATACTGGCCGCTACGCCGCCCGCCGGTTCCAGCCGCAGAACCTGATGCGGCCAGATGACGACTACGACGCCGACCTCGCCATCGACGCCATCATGGGCGGCGACGCCGAGCGGATAGAGCTCCTCTACGGGCCGCCGCTGTCGACCGTCGGGCAGTCGATCCGGGGGATGGTCGTCGCCAAGAAGGGCAACCGGCTGCTCGCCTCGGACTTCTCCAACATCGAGGGCCGCGGCATCGCATGGCTCGCCGGCGAGGAATGGAAGCTCGACGCGTTTCGCGCCTACGACACAGGGACGGGCCCAGACCTCTACAAGGTGTCCGCGGCCGGCATCTTCGGCGTTCCGGTCGAGACGATCGGCAAAGACAGCAAGCGCCAGATCGGCAAGGTCGCCGAGCTCGCCCTCGGCTACCAGGGCGGCCCCCGTGCTTTCAAAACGATGGCGAAGGGCTACGGGATGCGCATCGAGGAGCACTATGACGTCATCATGGACAACGCCGACCCGGCGCTGATCGATGAGGCTTTCGACGCGTGGGAGACCTATGGGCGCAAGCAGGGGCTGTCCGCTCGGACGTGGCTCCCCGGCGAAGTCGTCAAGCGCGCGTGGCGACGGAAGCACCCGGCGATCGAGACGTTCTGGAACGACATGGAGGCCGCGGCGATCGAAGCCGTCGAGCGGCCCGGCAGGGTCTGTATCGTCGGCCACCTCAAGTTCCGCAAGGCCGGGTCGTTCTTGTGGATGCAGCTGCCGAGCGGCCGGTGCCTCTGCTACCCCTACCCCGTCATCAAGGAAAAACGCACACCCTGGGGCACGAAAAAGCCGACGCTCCATTTCATGGGCGTCAACTCCCTGACCAAAAAATGGGAGCAGCTGTCGACCTACGGCGGCAAGCTCGCCGAGAACGCCACGCAGGCCATCGCCCGCGACGTGTTGACGGACGCGATGGTCCGTCTCGAGGCGGCCGGCTATCCGATCATCCTGACGGTGCACGACGAGGCGGTCGCCGAGCTGCCGGTCGGCCAGGGCTCGCTTGAGGAATTCGAGGCGATCATGCGGGAGCAGCCGAGCTGGTGCCCGGGCTTCCCGATCGCCGCGGAGGGCTGGGAAGGAGAGAGGTATCGGAAATGACGGTCTATGTTGCGGCTGGAAAAGACACGTGGATCGAGCAGCGAAAGGTATCCTTTACACGAGACGAGTGGCTGGATGCAGCGAATACGGTAAGCGCCTTCAGCCTCGATCGAGGCCGCTCGTTCCGCGACGGTGTGGAAGACGCAGCGGCGGACGCGGCTTACACCGCGCAAAAGGAGACCGACGGAAACTTCGATGCTGTCGTCACAGCGATGGAGGCGGTTTTCCTCGCCTATGAAATCGAGGATTGAGTGGCGCGCCCACGGGGAATCGAACCCCGGTCTCCACCGTGAGAGGGTGGCGTCCTGACCGCTAGACGATGGGCGCTAACAGCGACAAACGCGACATACACGATCGCTAATTTGGCCGCTACCGATAAATTTAGCTAGCCAGTTTAACTAGCCAGCCACTGCTAACTTCCTGATCCAGAGCAGCTATCGCAGCCGTGAGAGGACTACGATAGCACTTAAAACAGATAAGACGTTAGATATTTCAACTACTTACGGTCTGCAAAAGGCGACAAAGACGATAACTTTGGCTAAAAACGAGCCTTAATTGGCCGGTCGCGAGCCAGTAATTGGCCAGTCTCATTCGCCCTTCCCGGCCCGGTCGAGCGCCTCGGCGAGGTACTCCGCCGAGTGGTGCCCGTAGACCCTATCCGTCGTCGCCACGGTGTCTCCGATGAGCCTTGCGACGTCATAGATCGACACCCTGTCCTGGAGCAGATGCGTCACTCGGCTGTGCCGCAGGATATGCGGACTACCGTCAACGCCGATCGACCTGCAGAGCTGCGCGAAGGGCCGGTAGAGGTCGTTCGGCGAGCCGAGCACCCATTCGTTTTCCCGCTCGGCGTGCAGCCGCTCCATCAGCGGCCGGAGCTCCTTGTCGATCGGCACGACGGGCCGGCGCTTCTTCGTCCTCTGCTCGCCGGGCTTGGCGAGATGGATGCGGTTGTCGGCGAACTTGACCTGCCGCCACTCGAGCGTCTCGATCGCGTTGCGACGGGAGCCCGTGTAGTAGGCGATGTCGATGAAATCGCGGAGCCGGCGCGCCACCTCGTGACGGATGCGGAGACGGGCCTGGTCGTCTTTCGTCGTTGCCGCTAGCGCCGCCTGGGCGAGATCCGCGACGTTCTTGGCGGCCGCAGCCCGGAGTGCGGCGAATTGCGTCTTGGTGAGCCACGGAGCCTCACCCGTCTCCTCGGCGTCGCGCCGGTCGCGCGGGTACTCGAACTGCGGCATCTCATGAGACTTGAGGTCCGTCAGCCGCCGCATGCGAATGGCGTGGCCGACGGCGGCGCGCAGCGTCACAAGTTCCCTACGGATGGTCGCGTCGACGCCCGCCAGGCTCTTCCGGCCGCGGTTGTCGCGCTGGGTCGCCACGTCGCCGCGGCGGCGGGCGCCGGCGTAGGCCCGGCATTTTGGGATGTCGATGCTCTTGACGGGGTCGTCTTTAAAGAACGCCTTGAGGTGCCGGATGGCGTTCTCCTGACGGACCTTGTCCTTGACCTTCTCCTGAACGTGCTCCTGGAAATAGTCGTCCAGGATGCGCGCGACCGTCAGCTCAGCATCTCCTCCGCTGTTGGCATAGATGGATCGACCCTCGACGAGGAACGTGCCGAAGCGAACTTCCGCTTCAGCGCGGTCTCGCGAACGAAGGCTGAAGCGCTTTGTCTCTGAAATGGACTTTCCGCGGGGGTCGACCCGGCTGACGGTCCAGAAGGCATAATAGATGCCGTTCCGTTGGTCGAGCCAAGGCGTTGTTTGCCTCGGGCGTGCCATCGAAGCCTCTCTACTGTTTCGGGGCTGAACAGGGCCTGCCCCCTCAGCGTGAAGCCATCGGGGGCTATCAACCCGTCTCGGATGTATCTTTGGACTGTGCGGGTCGTCGTGCATAACGCATCGGCGACCGCGCACGTCCGGAGCATGCGCTCACTGTCCATCACGTTCCTTTTCGATCAGGTTCATGATGTCGAGGGCCGTTTTGAGCGACAATTCGCGCTCCAGATAGAGCGCGACCTTGCCGTTCCCGACCTCGACCATCGATACTCTCGAGCGCTCCTCGTGCGGGTAAGGCCGCGATCCGGAGCCTCTGTGCGGGGGCGGGCGCCTTGTGTGAAGCTGGTCTTCCTCGAGGAGGCTTTCCGGGCTCACGCCGAGCGCTTTCGCGAGGGCGTGGAGCCGTTCCGGCCGAGGCAGCTTCAGGCCACGGATGTAAGACGAAATGCTGTCAGGCGTAATCTTCTTTCCTGGCGGCATATGGGCCTGCGCTCGGGCAGTGAGTTCGGCCTGGGTGAAGCCTTTATCACGCATCGCTGCTTCGAGGCGCCGCCTGAATTCTTTAACGGCAGATCTTGTGGCCTCATCGCCCGACGGGTGCTGCGTACTGGGTGGGGTCATGTGTGCTGCTCTTTTTTAACGACTATCGCGACAATTACGACAGCCGTCAAGACCTATAGCACACTTGGACGTTAGACGAAAGGAGGGCTCGACCTCTGAGACAGCGCCTGATCAGTGGGAACTTGCGCACGCGGGCGTGGCGCCCGCTTCAAAAAGTCGCTAATCACCTGCGCGCCGAGGGTAGCCGCTTGGCTCTGCGGCGCAAAGGCAAGCTGGTCAACAGGTAGCGGTTGTAGCGCAGCCGCCGGAGCGGCCGGTTGCGAAGGCGCTATTTGAGCCGTTTCCTGCGGCTCAGAAGACTGCCGCGCCCCCTGGCGGATGCCTCGCGCCAGCGACGCCCATATAGATCCGTTGTCGTCGCTATCGACAGACAAAGGCGACGCGCTCTGCTGTTCTCCAGCAGACAAAGACGGGTTCGCAGCCGCGACTGCCGGCGCCAACTGGCCAGCGAATGAAGCGCCCATCGCAGCAGGCCCAACGGGCGCGTCCCCCAAGGCGTGCATGACCTTGGCGCCGAACATGTCGGCGAACGCCCCGGCCGTTTTGCCGGAGCCGGCGTTGAGCCGGGCCGCGTCATCGCCGACAAGTGACGCGAGCGGCGCTTCTGGGTTCGCTAAGATCTTAGCCGCCCCGGCCGGCCCCTGTTGGTGGGCGAGGTAGAGCGACGTGGGCGTGACCGGAAGCCCTCGCGACCGCAGGAATGCTGTGTTGTCAGCCATCAGCCGCGCGCCAGCGTCAGCCGCTGCAGCGGCGTCGAACTTGTTCCGGAGGCCATACTGCTGCGCTGTGCTGTCGATGAACTGAAAGAGGCCGCCAGCGCTCGAGTTTGGGTTGCGAGCGTTCGGGTTCAGCCCGCTCTCGATCTTGGCCGTTGCCAAGAGCGCCGCTGGATCGACACCGTAGCGTCGAGCGGCTTGCGCGATGAGTTCAGCGATACCGGGCACAGCCTTCTGTCCTTCAGCTCAGCACAAAGCCCGTGATGACGCCGCTGGCGTCCACCTGAGGCGTGATTTTGGTGGCGTATGTGCCCGTGACCGGCACCGTCAGAGCGACGCCGTTCTGCACGAGGCTGACGTTGGCGGGCAGCTTCGTCTGGTCAAGAGCGCCTTGCGCGGTGAGCAGGATAGTCCCGTCGACCGATGTGCCGCCGCCTTGCGTCTTGACGGGCGTGCTCGTGACATTGCCGAACAAGGCATTGGGGGCAAGATTGAGCGATTGAAGCGCCCCGCCGGAGACGACAGCCGTCGCACCTGAGTTATAGACGAGAGACGTCAGCCCGATCGTCGCGCCGTTTTGCAGGATGGTTTTGGTCGGCACGAGCGAAACGCCGACGTTTGTGATGGCGCTCGACGCCACATTGACGGTCGCGTAGTCGTCCCCGGAATTGCTGACGCTGACGGCGCCGAGGTCGACCGAGAAGCCGTTCGAGACGATCGTGTCGGTCGCGAGCTTTAGATCGACGGACGTGAGGAAACCGCCCGTGACGGCGAAAACGCCGTCAACGGGGCCCGCCCCTGTCGAATTGGCGATCTTCGTGGCGCCGCCGTTCGCGCAGATCGCTGCGGTGCCCGGCATCCCCACATAGGACAGCTGGCCATTCGCGGCGATCGTCGCGCTGCCGTTGACCTTGGTGCCGCCAGCGTCCTGGACGACCACCCCGCCGGCCTGGTTGGTGATGACCGTGCTGCCGGCCGGCATGGTCGCATAGTCGAGAATGCCGTCCGTGACATGTGCCGCGCCGGTGGCCATCGTGAAAGAGCCGTCGGGCCCTTTGACCGGAACCAAGTCGGCGCTCTTCACCATGGCGACGTCGGCCGGCAGTGTGACGAAGATGTCGTCGCCTTCGAGCGTGGCCGGCCCGTCATAACTCGCGCCGCTCCCATTATGCGGTTTCACGGTGATGTTGGCGTCAGGGTCGACCAGGACGGGGTGAACGACCGGGAGCTCGAGACGCACGGTCGCGCCCGCGGCGATCGGAGCACCGGTGGTATAGGTGAAGGTCACATGGTCGGTGCCATAGACCAAGGTGAAACCGGCGTCCTGCGCGAGCAGGCTCTGGTTCACGAAGGCCGCCGCGCCCGTCGGCTCGTAGTTGTCGGCCGTCTTGCCGTCCGGATAGGGGAAGTCGAGCGTGCCGCCCGCCGAGAGCGCGGCCGGCGGATAGGCGGTGAGGATATCGGTCGTCGTGGCCATGTCACTTACACCTGTCGATCTTCTGGTAATGGCGATCGAGGTCGATCACCCACGCGGCCGTGCTCGGGTCCGTCCGGCCGGCGCCGGCGAGCGCGTCGATAGCGGCCTTGGGCGGCGGCGAGAGGCCAGGGCACTCAACCGTTGCGCTTACGCAGCCGCTCAATAGAAGCGTCGAAATCGACAGCGCCGCGATCGATCTCATCCCAACCAGCACGGACTTCATCCGTCTTCTCCTTCTGCTCCGCCTGGACGTGGTCGATGCCAGCCTGACGGGCTCTGGCGAGCGCGTAGAGCAGCGCCGCGATCGCCGCGCCGACCGCCAGGATGTAACCCCAAGCCTTGCTCCAGAGGCCGGACAGCAACGTGATCATGAAGGCGCCAGCCTATTCTTGAGGAAGAGCACCGCGCCGATCGCGAAGGCGACGACGATCACCCCACCAAGCGCCCACTGAACGGGCCCCGCGCCAGAGAGCAAAGACGTGAGGCTCGCCAGGATACCCGCGCCCCAAGAGATGTTTTCCTTGGTGAGCGTGGGCGCAGGAGCGGGTTTCGCCTCGACGGTGTTCGAGCTGACGAACGAGCCTTTCGCCCACAAGCCAGCTTCTGCCGCCCGCCGGTTCACGAGCCCGTCGATCTTCTTGCCGTTGTCGTGCACCCACCGGGCCAGCTCGGCGGGTACGGCGCCATAGTCGCCAGCGTTCAGCTTCTTGAGCAGCGTCGAGGTGGAGAATTGCGGCTCGCCAAGGTTGAAGACAAAGCTCACGAGAGTGGCGAACTGATTGTCGTTCAGCGGCACTTTCACGAGCCGCTCGACGGTCTCCTCAGCCTCGGAGAGGTCGTACCGAAGCATCTCTTCGGCCTTCGCCTCCGTGACGACCATGCCGAGCTTGACCGGGTAAGTGGCGTCGGACGTGTGGCCATAGCCGATCGTCAGCACGCCGCCGGTGTCTCTGTAGGCCGTCGTGCGGAGGCCTTCCCACTGCTTGATGAGCTTCAGTCCGTCGTCGTTGATTTTGCGGGTCATGGGCCGACTTTCCTCGGAGGAACGGAGATCGTGATCGGGCCGTCCGGCTCGTTGTTCTCGCGGGCGACGTCCGTGCCCATGACGAGTTTCTGCAGACGGGAATTGGCGGCCGGGACGTCGAAATCCCGCGTCTTCCGGCCGAGCAGATACATCGCGACGTCGGGGTCCGTCGAAGCGAGCTCCATGAGCCGCTGCACAGAGGCCTGGTTGTTCGGCAAGTTCGACGTCAGGAGACGGATCTTACGCATGACGCTGCCGCCTTCGAGGGCGCCGTAGTGCAGCCGGACGGCCATCTCCACCTTGCCCATGAAGCCCTGACCGAGACGCTCTGCCGTCTGCGATCCAGGGAGCGCCGCCTTGCCCATGTTCGTGAAGGACTTGAGCAGCTTGTGCGCCTGGCGCAGCGAGTTCATCTCCTCCGGGCTGAACACCTGCGAGAGCGCCTTCTCGTTGCGCTTCATCTCGTTGGTGAGCTTCGCGTAGGTCGTGGCGAAGGTGCTCGGGTCGCCACTGTCGGGCATCGTCGACGTGACGCGGTCATGAAGCGCGTCGGCCATGGCCGCTTTCCAGCCGGCGGCCGCCTTCGGGTTGGCCTTCACGAGCTCCGATATCTCGCGGATGGTGCCCTCCGGGTCGTCCGAGCTGAGCGCTCGCCGCGCGGCAATCTTCGGGTCGCGGCCGATCAGGAACCCCGTCGCGCTTTGGTCGATCTCGCGCTGCGTCTCGCCGATGGCGCGCTCGGCGTCGCGGAGGCGCGTCTTCGCTTTGGTCGAGAGCGTCTCGCCGCTGCGCGCGCTGGCGATGAGGTCGTTGACCTCTTTGCTCGCCTCCGGGAAGGCCGAGAGCGTCTCGGAATTCTTCCGTGCCCACGTCGACACGGCGCGCCAGTTCAACGTGCCGTTGCTGTTCAGGCCGACGGACGCGACCTCGCCGAGCAGCCGGTCGCGAACGGCCTGGTTGCCGGCTTGCGGGTTCGCCGACGCGCCGATCATCCGCCGGAGCGATGCGACCTTCTCCGGGCCCGCCAGGAAACGGTCGGCCGTCTCGCTCGGGGGCGGGTTGGCTCCGCGGTCGATCTCACGAGTGAAATTCGCCGCTTCGTCCGTCCGGCTCGGCCGATAGGTCTCGGCGAACTTGCGATAATTGGTGTTGGCCTCGGCATAGCCGGGCGCGCCCTCGATCGTCCGGTTGATCGCCTGCCGGAGGGTGCCGATGTTGTCGGCGAGGTCGAAGTTACCAGACCTCTGCGCCTGCTCGTAGGCCGTCGAGAGGTACTTGCGCACGTCGGCGACTTCGCCGCCCGTCACCGGACGGACGTTTCCGTCATCACCGACGAGGCCTTCGATCCTCTGAACGAACTCGGCCGGCAGCTGCTGAGCTTGCGGCCCGAGCGCATTGATATTCTCGCGGACGCGCTGCGCCGCTGCGCGCACGTCATCCGTCGGGACTTCCTCGACCCGGCCGGGCGCCTCGTCGAATTGGCGGTTCTTCTCCGTCCGGGCCGGGAGATAGCCCTCATCCACGATATTGGTGTGCAGCCGCCGGCTCGCATCGTTCTTGGCTGTCTGGCCCGCGAGCGGCGCGACGGTAGCGGCTTGCTGCTGCCGGACCGCCTCGGCGTCGAGCGCCGCCTGTGCCGCATCATCCGCCTGCTGGCGAACGCCGGTCATGCGCTGGTTTGCCTGCTGCTCCGCGAGCTGTCGCGCCGCCATCGGGTCAGCGTCTTCGGGGCGGAGCGAACGGACCTTCTCGCCGGCGGCCGCTTTCACGGCCTCGTCGCGCGCGATGAACGGGGCGCGGTTGCCGGCGCGCTGACGCGCCTCGAGCCCGGCGAGGCCGATGTTGTCGGATGTCAGGCCCGTGGTCGGAACCGGCAGGTTCTCGGCGCGCAGCTCGTTCACGCGTTCCTGGATGTTCTGGCGGGCGGCCTCGGGGAGGGCCTCGGCTTCCGCCTTGGTCGTGGCTTGCGCGGCGGCCGCGCTCTGATATTGGCGCGCCGCCTGCTCCGTCTCGGCCTTCGAGAAGGTGTTCCCCGTCAGCGGGTCGAAGCCGACATTCGGATCGGTCACGCGCCGCTTGACGGCGTCAGCGACCATGCGCGGGATACCCTGCCCGATCTCGGAGAGCGTCACGCCGCCGACGCCACCTGCGAGCGGCGCCAAGATCGTGGCTGCCGTCTTCATCGGCCCGTCGGGGATGTCGTTGGCCGCTTCGGTCGCGACCTGCGCGCCCGCGCCGCCGGCGACGTCACCGATGACGGGGCGGACGGACCCGCTGGTGTAAGGCTTCACCAGCGCGTCGAGGACATTCGGATTTGCGCGGGCGCCGAGTGCTTCCTTGGCGACAAGGGCCGGAGCGCGCGCGGCGAGCGCGGCCGAGCCAACGCCAGCCGCCGTCCCGCCTCGCTCTATATCGTACAAGACATTCTGCGCGGCCGGCATCTCGTTGCGATCGACCAAGGGCACGCCAGCCGCCTCGGCGGCGCTGCTCGCGGCCGATTTGATCGCGTTGCTGCCGACGGGGCTCTCGCCGAAGCGGAAGTCGATCTTCGGGCCGCCCACGACGCCGCTGGCGCCGCTCGCTATGGACAGGAGCGCATTAGCGGCAAAATTGGCGAGATCACCGGGCGCGCCGGCCACGTCAGCGAGGCCGCGACCAACGGCCTGCGTCCCGTACGCAAGCGACTTGCCGGGATGGTTGAAGAAGCCCGGCTCCTCCGGCGGCTGCACGGGGGCCTCGGCCGGAGGCGCAGCTGGCGCAGCGGACGCAGCCCCGGCGAACGGGTCGTGATCGACCGGCACGAACGCGCCGGCCGGCGCCGGGGGCGCAGCCGCGAAGGGATCGTTGTCAACGGGTACTAGCGGCATCGGGCACCCACTGCATGTACTTGCCCGGCCTGTTCGGGTCCGCGACGTAGTAGTTGCCGTCCGGCGCCTGCCGCGCCTCGGGAGGAGGCTGAGACGCGGCAGGCGGTCCCGCCGGAGAGGGAGGGGCTCCCGCGGGAAGGGTTTGCGCGGGCGCCGGAGCCGCGAGCGGCTGACCCTGCGCTTGCGCGTTGACCTGTTGGTTGAGGCCGAGAAGCTCCTCGGCGGCGTCGAGCTTCGCGTTGAGCTGGTCCGGGTTGGCGAAGAAGCTGCGCGGATCGCCAAGCAAGCTCTTGAAACGGATGATGTCGCGATCCGTCACACTGCGACCGGACTGGTTCGCGAGCGCCTCCGCGCCCGAATAGACCATCATGTCGTAAGCGGTTTCGAGCTTGGGCAACCGCGGGTCGAAGTTGAAGAGACCGCTGACCGTACTTGGATCGACGCCATTCGCCGTCGCCTTCCGCTGCATGTCAGAGATGGCTTCATTGAGGCCGCTGTAATTGAGCCCTTGAGCAAGCCCTGTCGCGAGCTGCGACGCGTCTTGCGCGAAACCCTTCACGATGCCGGGCGCGCCGACATTGCTCGGAGTGATGAGCTTCCTTGCGTAGCCGATGACATTGCGGAACTTCTGGGCCGCGATGTCCTGGTCGACGAGCTTGCTCCGCACAGTCGACGGGAGGCCGACATCCTGGGCCGTCCCTTGCGCGTTCGCGATGAAGCCGCCGCCCGGCAACGGCTGCTGAGTGCGCGCGTCCGTGACGCCGTCATAGGTGATGTGGACGGACCCATCCGGCGCCCGGTAGTTCTTCGGCGCCTGGCCCGTCCCGCCGTCCGCGCCGAGATAACGCTGCTCCGGCGCCGGCAGAGCCCCGAAGTTGCCGAAATTCGCGCCGGCGTAGCCGCCCTTGACCTTGTTGTCCTCGACGAGCGGGACTTGGCCGGCATACTGGCCCTGCGGCACGAGCGCCGGCCTGCCACCGTCGCCGATGACAGGAATGAGCTTCGAGCCCGTCTCGTAGCGGAGCCGATCCATCGCGCCGGCGTTAGCCGTCGCGCTCGCTTCACGCGCCCGCAAGATCGTGTTCTGTTGATCGGTCTGGAATGCCGGAGCCGTCGAGCTGTACGAGCCGCCAGCACCGACGACCGCGTTCGTCGTGCGCGGGTCCGTCGCGCCATAGCGATTTGCGGAAAAGGTCCGCACGAGGTCGCCGATCTGCGACACGGGTGTGCCGGCGTCGACCGCCGATCCGACGATCGCGCCCAACGCCGGATGATCCGAATTCAGGCCATAATTCGTCGCGAGGTTTTGGCTGAGCTCGTCTCGGCCTCGCACCTGTTCAGCAAGAAGCTGCTCTTTCTGGCGCTGCACGTCCGACTTATCGGCGGACATGAGCGTCTGAACCAGTCCGTAGGCGGCCTGACCGATCGGCGATCGAGCTGGGTAGCGGGTGGTGGGCATCAGAAGAGCTTCCCTCGACCTGCGCCGTACGCCGCCAACATGCCGGCCGCGCCCAGAAGGTCGCCGAGACCGGTCGACGGCTTTTTCGCCCCGTTCACCGCCGACTGCAGGCGGCCGGGGTAGAGGGACCCCGTCAGCTGCGAATTCCCGAGGATCGGCGACAGCTCACGCTGCCCGGCCGCGAGCGCCAGATTGTCGTTCACGCCCATGCCGGAATACCCGGACAACGCCCCGAGGTTCGACGCGAACTGCTTTCCCTTCGCGGCGGCGTTCGACATGCTCCGCGCGATGTCGGAGCCGATCACGCTGTTCTGTGCGCCCGTCAACGGTGTCCCGGTGGCGATCGCTGGCGAGCTGTCGATCGCTTGCTCCGCCGCTTGGGTGCGCTGGCCCGTCTCCTGAGCTTGCTTCTGGGCCTGCTGCTCCGGGGCGAAGTTGCCGACCGTCTGTTTAAGCGCGGCCTGCGCTTGGTCCTGGTACTGCTTCTGCCGGTCCATCTCCTGCTGCATGGCGTAGCTGGTCGCGCGAGCCTGCGCGGCCTGTGAGCGGCCCTGCTCCTTCGAGTTTACGACCGCGCCGCCGGCAGCGAGGACGCCCGACGCGAGAAGGGGGAGTGCGACTTCGAGGCCCATATCAGTTCACCACTCGCGAAGGGCCGCCGATGCTCGCCGTCGCGCCCGGGCCGCCGCTTCCACCGGTGAGCGACGGTGCCGTCTTGCTCTTACCGGCTGTGAAGGCGCCGTAGTTCGACAGGAAGGACGCGAAGATGTCGCCGAGCGGCGACGTGTTGAGCGGCGTATTGAGAGAGCCCGCGGCTGAGCCGGCCTGCGCCGCCGCACTCGACGGATCGGCGGCCGCCGAGTTCTGGCTGTAGAGCCCCGACATCGTGTTGGAGACTTGCTGCTTCCGCTGGTCGACAGAGTTCTGCGCTTCGTTCGCGATGCCCGTCCGCGCGCGGTTGAGCTCCTCGGTCAGCTTTCCGAGCGTGTCGCCATACGACGTGCTGTCGAGGTTCCCGCTATCGGCGAACTGGTAGGTCAGCTTCTTCCGAGCGTCTTGGTATTGGGTGTCGACCTGCGGCGTATAATAGTTCATGTAAGCATCGTAGAGACCGCTGTAGTAGGGGTCGTCGTACTGCTTGAACGCGCCGTCGATAGATTGCTTGCCGGCTTCGATCGCGGCCTTGTGCTCGGCCTCTTTCTGGTCGGTCAACTGTTGCTGGTAAAGCGTCTGCTGAACAGCTGTCTTGTTGGAGGACTTTCCAAAGCCCATCGCGCGCTCCACGTTTCATGGATGCCGGCGCGACGAATTCCGACCAGTACCGTCGTCTTTGCAGACTTTAACGCCTTTTGATCCAGCGGTAAACTAGAAAGTCTTCGCCGTTGATGCCGTAGGCGGCGCGGACGCTCTCGCGCTCGGCGCCAAGGAATTCCAACCACCGATGCGCGTCGTGGCGGTCGGCCAGGACTGTCGTCTCCAGCCGGTGGAGATTCATATTCTCCATGATTGCCGGCCACAGTCGCCGCTGCGTCCGGGCGAAAGACGTGGTGATCTCAGGGAGCTTCGACGTCGACAACAAAAAGGCGTGCCCGACGCCCGGATGGATCACGTAGCCGCCGACGACGGCCACCGGCTCGCCCGTGTCCAGATAGAAGCACCAGCCGACCCGATTGAGCAGTTTCAGGAAGGATATGACCTGCTCGGCGTCGAACGGGTGAAGTGCCTCGATGTCGCGGACATCGTCGGGCTTGAGATGGTCGAGCACGTAGCGGAAGGGTTCGTCGTGCAGATCCCCGATCTTCATTGCGGCGGCTCTGTTGACTTGTAGTGGAGCGCGAGCGACGAAATGCTCGCCTTGCCGCCGCGCGTGCAGCGCATCTCGAAGGCGAAAAGCGCCGTCATGCCGGGCGTCGTATTCGCCGGGAGATTATACGTCGTCCCGACGACCTTCCCGCCCTTGACGCGTTTCTGCTCATTGTTCGGGTCGACCAATATGTCGACGGCCCATTCGTTCTCGCAGGCCATGTCCAGGCCGTACAAGCGCTTGATGTCGGCCGGCCGCTGAGCCGACGCGAAGGGCAGACCGACCGTGATGGGCAGCTCGTCGTCCTCCGGGTATATGTCGCCCGTGCGGCCGCCATAGAGATAGATCTTCTCGTCGTCGCCGCGGGCGTAGACGTAGTTCTCGACCCGAACGAGGTCCTCGACCTCGAAGGGGAGCTCATAGGTGCTCCAGGCGCTGATACCGGGCGTCGGGAAATAGGAGAGCACGAATATCGTGTTGCTGATCCCGAGCCAGAACCGGCCCTCCTTCGGCTCGATCACGGACACGGCGCGCTGGGCGGCCGACCCGGGGAGGGTCTTGAGGAAATCGCTGATATAGGTGTCGATTGCGGTCCCGACGTCTGACACGGCGGCCGTATCCGTCGCCATGCGGGCGCGGATCGAGCGCACGCCCGTCTCCGACAGGTAAAAGACGTCGGTGTTGCCGTAGGAGATCGCCGAGCGCGGCGCGATCGTGCCTGAATTCTCGATCGTCTGCACGAAGGCGTTGTTCGTGGGGTCCGTCGCCAGATCCCAGACGCGCCCGTAGTTGCGGCTGAAGATGACGGAGCGACCGTTATATTCGACCGCTGTCGTCAGGTCCTCCTGGCCGCCGTTCTGCGCTGACGTGTCGACCGCGCCGGCGTCATTGTCCTGGATCGTGTTTGCGGGGTTCCAGACACTCGGGTTGTTCAGCATGCAATAGCGGAGGAGCGTCCGCGATGTGCTCCAAACACGGGTTTTGAAGGTCCAACATGTCAGCCCCGTTCCGGCGGCCCGGCCCGTCGCCGGGAAGGCCGCGCCGTTCAGCGTCACCGTGTAGGCGTCCGTCGCGGTGAACGTCCCTCCGAAGTCGACGCGAACGATCTGCTCCTGAGGCGCCACATACGAGACGCCGCCGGTGAACGTGGCCGAATGCGTCGTCTGGATCTCGGTGCCGGCGACAACCGTCAAAGCGGTTCCGTTGGCGGTCGCGCCGATGCCGGGGGCCGGCCGGATCGTGACGATGGCGCCGGCGACGGTGGCGTCGTAGCCCGTCGTGGAAGCGCGCGCCGTTATCGCGGCTTGCAGCCGCGCAGCCGTCGCCTCGTTGGTCGAGCGCCACGGGAGCGGGGCGGCGATCAATTCGGTCGCGCCGGCTTTGACGGACGAGATCGAATTGTCCGTGCCATCGATCCCGCCCGCGATGGTGATTGTCGCCGTCGCACGGGCCTCCTGCACTTCGCTGATGTTCGGTTGGACGACAGTCGCGGTGATCGTCCCGGAGCCCGAGCCGGCCACGGTGAGCGTGAACGGGACGCCAGGCTCTTTCGCCGTCACATAGAAGGTCTGGCCGGCCGCATTCGTGAGGACGGTCTGGTCGGCGTCGACGAGCGACGCCATGAACGCCGCCAGCGCGGAGAAGCTCGTGTTCGCATCCGCGACCGCGTCCCAGTCCGTCACGCGGGCGCCGTCATAATAGTGGCTGATGTCGCCATTCGTGAATTGCGCGACGACATAGAGCTTGCTGCGAAACACCGTGTAGTCGAGCACCTGAGCGAGCGTCCCCGCGCCCGGCGGGGCCAGCTGCTGGTAATTGATCAACCCGCTCAGACCGGCCGGGCGCGCGCCGGCGCCAAAAACGTAGAGCTGCGAGCCAACAGCCGCGAGGCCCTTTGTCCCGGTCGGGAGGGTGAAGGTCGGCACGAACTTCAGACAGCGCTCGATATCGCCGCCGCGGCTGATGTGGGCGTTGGTCAGCGTCCAGCATGTGCCGGACGGGCCGGCCACACGCGGCCGCCGGCGATCGAGACCATTCTTGAAATTCTCGATCTGCAGATACGACATCAGCCGCCGTTCCCGTTCCCCGACGGCTGCCCACCGGCGCCGCTCACGAAGACGATGGCGCGGTCGATGATGTCGCTGCGTCCGCCGCTGGCGCCGTATTGGCCGCGGCCCATCGTGTAAGTGACCTGATCTGACTTGGAGTTCGCCTTGAGGTCGTCGAAATACGACTGCGCCGCGGCCTGGACGTTCGGTGCGTCCTTGTCGTCTTGGCGCGCGAGGATCTCGGCGGCCGCGTACAGAACGATCAAATCGGCGTCGAGGAGCGCCCGGTCGTCGTCACTGATGAGCGGCGGCAACTTCCTGATCCCACGGAACTGGATCCGTTGCTCACTGGACGCTGGGATCGGCCAGACCTCCATCATCTCGCGTTGCGAGAGCGTGTGGCCCGTGGCCTGGTCGAAGCCGAGATCGGGGACCTTGATATCCCACTTCCGGACGGGGTCTACCCGGACATCCCGCTCCGAATTGAACACCGTGTATTCGCGGAAACTGATGCCGCGGGTGAGCGGCATGGGGATGTTGTTCCACCAGACCACGACCTGCTCGATGCGGTCGTAGTCTAGCTCATCGGGGAAATCGTACCATTGCTCCCCCTTGCTGAGCTGGATGTAGGGCTGAACCGTCCGAAACGGCCAGTCCCATGCGTTGTAGAGCGATTTCTGCCAGCGACGGAGCTTGCGCTTGAGCGCGGGGACGTCATCGTTGCCGACCGAGACATCCGGCGACCGCCCCACTTCTTCGCGGAGCATCTCGACGAGTTCGCGCAACTGCGTCCCGCGTGACATCAGCGCATGTCCTCAGCTTCGATCTCTTCGGGCACTTCCGTCTCCGGCAAGCCGGCGGCCTCGGCGCGCTTCTTCCGTTCGGCCTTCTTGGCTTTGAACTTGCCCTCGAAGCCGGGGACAGCCTTCGGCAGGGCGTGAAAGCTGGCGCCGAACACGGTCTTGATCGCGTCGACGGCGCGGCCGCCCTGACGGGCACGGGCGTAGCGATCGCGGATCTTCTGCCGGATCTCGGCCTCGTTGACGTCGTCCTTCTCGTCGACGACCTCCTCGACGACCACGTTCCGGTCGCCATGGAGCTCCTTCAACACCAGCACTTCCGGAGCGGAAAGGTTGGTTTTGAGGACTTCCGTGAAGACCTGGCCGTCGTTCTGGGTGAAGCGGAGCTTGACGTTGTAGAACTGCATGAGCTGCTTTCAGCGGGTTGCCCCTCCCCGCACCCGGGGAGGGGTGGGGGTCAGACCAGCGGCGGCGCGTTCTTCTGGAGCGCGGCCACGACCTGGTTGAGCAGCGTCGCCACCTGCGGCAGCGTTGCCGTGGCCGGGTCAGCCAAAGGCACGAGCTGCTGCACGCCGCCGGCCGCGAGCTGGACCTCGAGGTCGATCTGGCTGCCGGCCGGGATCGACGTCTCGCCCTTGTAGGTGACGACGACGCTCGACGCGCCGAACACCGCGGAGATCCCGCCGCTGGTGATGTCGAAATAGGCCATGAGCCCACGAGCGAACATCGTGGCGGAGGTCGTCAGATAGTCCGCCAGCGCGAAGCCGGCGGGGTAGTTGAAGGTGATCGTTCCATTCTTGGCGACTGCAGCCGAAGAGACGGTGCGAAGGACTTGCTTGAACTGTCCGCTATCCATGGTTAGGGCCTCCTGCCCCTGAGAATGAGGAAGAGGCGCCCCGGAGGGCGCCCCCGAGGCCGTCAGGCGAAGGCGTAGACGCCGGAGCTGTTGCGCTGGTCGCAGACGAGGCCGCCGACGTAGGTGATCGCCCGGTAGTAGACGTATTTCTCGGGCGGCCGGGCCGGGTGATGGCGCTTCATCTTCTCGCCCTGCACGAACAGCGGCCGGATATGCTTGCTGTCGAGCAGATAGCAGCGCTTGGGCATGCCCAAACGATCGAGCGTCGGGTCGTAGGTGAAGACGATGCCGTTGTAGTCGAGATCGCCGATCGACACGTCCCCGCCACGGGCGAAGCCCGTCTGCGAGTAGTAACCATTGGCGCGGAACTCTTTGCGGAGCTCCCCGAGGAAGTCGGAACCGCAGAAAGCCGTGTCCGGCCGGGCCTGATACTTCGAGAGCTGGAGCACTTCGGCATCCAGGAAGTTGATCAGGTTCTGCTGCTTCGGATCCGTGCCGATCGTGATGTTCAGATTGGCACGGTTCTTCCACCACCAGTTGTCCGGCGCGGACTGGTCGATGCCCCCGACGATGATGGCGGCGTTCGGATCGTCAACGATGAACGACTGGATGCCCGGGATGATCATCGGGTCGGTCGACCCGTCGTCCCAGTACATGTCGTTGAAGTTGATATCCATGCCCTCCGTCATCGACATGACCTTGTTCTCCAGCAGATTGGTCAGCTGGAGCATCTCGGCCTTGGAGTGGACGGTGTCGCCCTGGCCGGTGGTCGTGTCGAGGATCGAGATACCGTTGCGGATCAGCTCGTCAGCCGTGAAGCTGATGCCGCCATGGAGACGCTTGTACGGATAGACGGCCGTCTTCACGTAGGCCGGGTTCTCGTAGGTGACGGTGCTGTCGCCAGCCCAGCCTTCGAGATAGTTGCCGAACTCGCCCTGGACGCGAACGGAGAGGAACTCCTTACCGCCCGGGAACGCCTTCTCCTTGCCGCGCAGCCAGTCAAGAAGAGGCTTCTTCATGACGGACTGTTTGTGGACTTCAGGCTTGTCGAGGTAGAAATCGAGAGTGGTGTTGACGAGGTTTTCCCAAACCTGCAGCGGGAAATCAGCCATTTGACTTAGTCCGATCGACTAAGTGCTACCCGGCCGAGAGAACTCGGCTCAGAGCCTCTTCAAGCGTCTTCGGCTTGGGGGCAGCACTCGACGAAGCAGCTCCGGACTGAGGCGCCACAGCTCGAGGTGCAGGAACGAATGCCTTCATCTCCTTATCGACGAAATCGCGAATGGCTTGCGCCCGCTTCACGGCTTCGTCGGGGGATGTAGGCGCCCCGTTCTTGTACAAATCGAGCTCGACGAGCTCTTGAACCCGTTTCTGCTTCAAACCGTAGTCGGGGTCGGACGCCTTCCACTGCCGGTCCCAAGCCGATACCGCATCGCCCACGGAGGCTGCCAAGGTTTGGACCGTCGTCCTTTCGACCAGCTGCCGGCTCTGCTGCTCTTGCAGCTGGGCCTTCTGCTCGACGTGCTGGCTACGGGCCCGTGTCTGGGCGAGTTCCAGCGCCGCGTCTTCGGTCAATTGGCCGAGGCGAACCCGTTCCTGGAGATCCTGTGGGACGACCATGCCGGTCATCCGCTGGAGCTCCTGAACGATCGGCACGAGCGCCTCGACTGCCTTGAACGGATCATTGCGGACGAGCGCCGTGATCGTCATGGCAGCGTTGACGTCTTCCGCCGTCAGCGAATGCTGGTCGGCGAATGCCTTTATGTTCCGCCCGATCTCCGCGTCTGGTTTCAGCTCGTCGACTTCCCGACGTGCCGTCTCGACGTTTTCGATCAGACCCTTGATGCGCTTCCGTGTGCGCGAATGGTATTTGCTGAGCTCGTCATCGGTGACAGGCCCTAACGGTTCGTCGCCCTCTCCGTCTGCTTTCTCGCCTTTCGGCGAGCCTTCAGCTTCGGGGGCTTTGCCGTCGGGTTCCGTGCCCTGACCGCTCTCCGGGGTGGCCGACTTCCCGGTGTTGAGCACGCCCTCGACACGGTCGAGAAGCGTCTCTTGCGAGCCTTTTGGGGCGGCATCCCCTTGAGGAGCGCCGCTTTCCGGAATTTCTGTCGCCGGCGACGAGCCCGGCTGTGCGTCATCTTGCGGCGATGAGCCCGCCATACATCCTCCTGCGCCTGCGGCGCGGCGAAACAGATGTTCCGGGCGTTATAGTCGCAAAAGACGACAAAGACGTCAAGCCTGAACGAGCGGTTGGCCGCCTATAGGTGCCTGAGCGGCCGGAAATGCCGGAACGCCGGGCCCGTTTTGCACGTCCGGGCCGGTCGGCGCGTTCTGGCCGCCCTGGCCACCCTGCATGTTCGGGTCCGTCGCCGGGTCGCCCGTCGGCAGCGCCGGCGGCTTCGAGGCTGCCGCGTTCATCGCCGAGATCGAGGGCAGCCCCTCGACATAGAAGTCGTCGAAGTCCTCGCCGAGGATATCGGCCGCCTTCCGGGCGATATTGGCCGGTTTGACCCCGGGAACTTGGATGATGAGCGGCGTCAGCTGCTGCAGAACCGCCATCTCCTGTGCCTGGTTCGGCCGCCCGGTCGAGCCGGCACGGATGTCGAGATAGAGCGACTTGACCACCTGCTCGCGCGTCGGCGGCAATTCCGGCCAGACCGCGCCGGGCCCGACGATCTCGATCACCTGCTCCTTGTGCATCTCCATCAAAAAGAGCTCGCCGAGCGCGCGGGCGAGCTGCGTCAGCGCGTCGTCCAGGTCATCGACGTTGTCGGCGATCGTCGAGCCGCGCGACTGTTCACCGATGGCGGCCTCGGTCGCCGTCCCCTTGCTGGTGCCGCCGAGGTTCGCCTCCTGCGAGCCGACCGTGCGCATGATGTCGCTGAGCGCGTCCTCGACCATGTACTGGTTCGGGTCGATGCCCACCATGGGCATGCGCTGAATGAGCTTCCCGACATCGTCACCAGGCGCGAGCCCCTTCAGCGCCAGGATCGCGCTGGACGGATGGCTCGACAGCTTCTGGAGGTCCGTGTCCTCCAGGCGACCTTTGGGGGTGACGTATTTCGGCCGGTTGGCCTGGCGGTGCTCACGCAGCCCTTGGCGCGACCGGTTATAGTCCTGCTGTGGATGGCGGATCAGCCAGACGTCGGACGGCGGATAGAGCTGCTTGTCGTTCTCCACCTCGTTGAAGACGACGCAGAACAGGTCGTAGAAGCGCTTCAGCTTCACGTCGGGCGCGGCCGGCGGCTTCAGATAGTTCGGGTAGCCGTCGCAGATAGTGAAGACCTGCTGCGTGCGCTTATCCCAAACTTCCCAGAGCTTGGCGCAACCCTGCGTGTCGGGCGTGGCCTCTTTCCCGGGGGCGGCCGTCACCGCGCCAGCGCCGTCCGGCTGGTATGTCGTGAAAGCCGTGCCGACGTCGACCTGATAGTCCTCGTAGATCTCCTTCGGCGTCTTGTCGTACTCGTAGGCCACGAAATTGGCACCGCGCAGCGTCTTCAGATGCTTGCAGTTGCGATCGATGATGACCTGTTTCGGCCCGGGGAACGCCAGAACCGCCCCCTCGGAGACAATGACGTCCTTCGGCTCCTGGAGCTCCGACTGCATGTTCTGCAGCTCGGCGGCGGTCGCACTGTCAGGCGACGCGTCACCGTCGGCGACCTCCTTCGCGTCGGCCTGCATTGCGGCGGTGCGCGTCGTCAAATCCGGCGCCATCTCGTCGCTCATCGGCGACGGCTGCATGACGCGCTGGAACTGCAGACGGATATAACCGACGCCGACGGTCTTCGTGCGGCGCACAACGGCCTTGAGCTCTTCCTTGTAGCAGGCCGCCTCGTCGTGGAGCGTCTCGTCGACCAGGATCTCGAGCGTTTTGCCCATCCGGTCGATCATGCGCATGTATTCCTGCGCCGCTGCCACCTCCTCGAGGAGCGCAATCGCCTGTGGATCGCCCTGCGCCGGCATGCCCGTCATGGGGTCGATCATCGGCGCGCCGGTCATCGGGTCGACTGGCGGTTGCGCGGCGTGCAGCGCCTGCTCCAGCGACGTTGGATCGCCGTCCCAGATCTGGTAGAGCAGCTTCTTCTTGCGCTTCGCCACGACCGTCGGGTTCTTGGCGTAGAGCGCCGAGACGACGGTGTTGATGTGCCGGTTGGCGACCGGGACGGTGTATAGGTTTTCCTCGACCCATGCCTTGTCGGCGCCTTCGGCGGCGATCTGCATGCAGTAATCCATGCGCTTGAAGGCAGGCTCATGAAAGGCCTTCTCCTTCCGGAGGCGCTCGCTCCAACGCCGGATGAGCGCCTGCTGCGCCGGGTCAGCCTCCTGACCGTCGGATGGCGCGCCACCGGTGGGCAGCGAACCGTATTCGTTGCCACCCTCGACCTTGTCGAGCCCGACCTCCCATTCGACGTTTCCGGGCATCACCAACCTCTGCTTCCCTGGCGCGCCTTCTCGGCCGCCTCTTGCGCCTGCACAGTGCGAAACAGCCATCCAACCGTTCCGACAGCCGGCCCGTCATCGTTTGCGGCCGTGATCGTGCCTTCACTCGGCCCGGTCTGCTTGAAGAGCCCGAGGCCGATGTAGGCGAGCCAATCGACGAAGTCGTCGTGCGTCCCGGCGTCGAACTTGAGGAGTTGGTCCTTGGCATCGCGCCACCACGGCGCGAAGGCCGGGAAATGCACCTTCCGCATCCGCATGCGACCCTGGATGGCCCGGGCGCGCTTGCGCTTGTCCGACGACGGCGTCACGGGGTCGATGACGGTATAGATATTCTCTTTCTGCATCCGGACGCGCAGGAACGGGCCGAAGGACTTCGAGATGTTCTCGCTCTCCATCCACCAGAGCAGCGGCTGATGGCGCTTGATCTGGTTCAGGATCTCCTCGACCTGATCATCCGTCTCCAGGCGGTCCATGCAGACGTCGGGCATCACCCAAATGTCGTCGTTGCTGTCGACCCCGACGCAGCCGATGACGGAGAAGTCGTTGCGCTGCTTCGTGCCGACGGCGTGGTCGGACGCGCCGTACTTCTCGAGCCGCTCCGGGAGCTCCGACATCTCATGATATTCGACGATGCTCGCGGCCTTGAAATAGTCGCCGTCCTCGGGCGTCGGCTTGCCCATGTAAAGGGCGCCGAAGACCCGCTCGTCGTTCATCTTGGCCTCGGCGAGCAGCCGGAGGTCCTTCATGGTCGGCGAGAGCGCGGCGATCGGCTTCGAGCCGAACATCGACACGACGAGCTTGTCCGTCTGCGGCTCGAGCGTCAGGCCAAGCGCCTGCGCGAGGCTCGGGTCGTCGACGACGGCCGGCAGATTGTAATAGTCCCAGAGGTCGGAGATACCCTTGTATCGGCGGTTGCGCTCCGGGTGATCGGGGTCGCATAGGCGGCCAATCAAATCGTCCTGGTGCCAACGGGTGTGCACGACGATCATCCGGAAGCCCGTCCTGGCGCGCGAAAAGGCGACGCCGGTGAACCATTTCCAGATCTTCTCGCGATAGCTCTCCGACCGGGCGTCCTCGTCGTTCCGCATCGGGTCGTCGATGATGAAAATGTCCGCCGGCTTACCCGTGCCGGAGCCGCCGACGCCGACGAAGGAGAGCTTGCCGCCCCTCGTCGTGATGAGCTGATCGGCCGCCGCCTTGCGCAGCTCGTGCTCGGGGAACACCTGGTGGTGCACGGGGCTCTCGGCGATGTTCTTGACGTCGTCGCCGAAGTCGTTGGCGAAGTCCTGGTTGTAGGCGCCGACCATGACGTTCAGGCGCGGGTCGTTGCCGGACATCCAGGACGGCCCGGCGCGTGTCAGGATCTGGCTCTTGCCGTGCTGAGGCCCGATCGAGACCGCCACGCGATCCTTTTCGCCGCGGTAGACCTTCTGCACGATCTGGCAGAGCATGCGCGCCTGCGGCGTGATCTCGTAGAGCGACTTCGTCACGTCGTCCGGATCTTCCGGGTGCGGCATCGTCAGCCGCATGTAGGTCAGGAGGTCCTCGCGCGCCTCGGCGAGCGCCAGCTGGCGCCGCGTCGCCTTGAGGAGTTCCTCTTTGATGCGGATTTCGTCGCTCATATGCCGAACCACTCGCGCATCTTCGACCACGCCATGGCGCCAATGCCGCCGGCGGCGAGCGTGACGAGCAGCGCTCCACCGACGGCGCGCTGCTCGTATTTCTCGACCCGCTCGTTGACCTCCTCGCCTGCCTGGATGCGCTTCTCGTGATCGGCCGAGCGCTCCTCGACCTTGACCATCCGTTCGGCCATGGTGTCGAGCTTGTCGTCGATGCGCGCGACGGTTCTCTTGACACCGCTCATGTCCGCCGTGAGCGCGCCGAGCTTCGTGAGGATTTCGTCGAGTTGGGTTCGTTCCGGCTGGGGCATCGTCGCCATTGCGCTCGAGGCCGGTGGCGAGCCGAAAATCTGCCGAAAGTCGGTAAAGCATATAACGCGCGGCTGGGTAATTCAATAGCCGAAGCCGAGCAAAGGGCGACCTGGACGGTTCGTCGAGAAGGGCGGCTTATTGACAGGGCGTGCTTATTGGGCGATGCCCCAGAGACCGCCTGTCACTGGGGAGTGAGACAGTGGGATTCATCTCGAAGATTGCCAGTTTGCTTTCAGACCGCTCGCGGACCCCTAGGACCGCGCCAATCGATAAAAACCTGATTTTCGATATCGGCCTCAACACGGGACAAGACGCCGAGTTCTATCTGAAGAAGGGCTTTCGGGTTGTTGCTGTGGAAGCAAACCCAGCCATTGCTGAAAAAGCTCAGGAACGGCTCGCGCACTTTGGACCACAGCTCAGGATCGTGAAACGCGGCATCGGGCCGAATGACGGAGTTCTTCCGTTTTACGTGAGCCGCCGACACCACGAGCAGAGCACCTTCCTCAAAGAATACACTGAGGGGTGGGATCTTGGTTATGACGAGATCCAGGTACCTGTTGGGAGCGTCATCCCCATTATCGCTGAATTCGGCACGCCCTATTATATGAAGATCGACATCGAGGCGTGGGACATGGTCGTCCTGAGCCAGCTGAAGGAAACCGATTACCGGCCCACCTTCATCTCTGTTGAGACAGGGCCAACAACTGATTGGGTCGACGCCCTGGAAGGCCTTGGATACACGGGGTTCAAATTAGTGAACCAATCGAAAAACCCTGAGATGACGCCGCCCAAGCCCGCGAAGGAGGGCCAATACACCCAGCACGTTTTTGAGTGGGGGACGAGCGGCCTATTCGGGGACGAGATCCCCGGCGAGTGGCGGACTTCCGACGTGGTGCGCCGGCAATGGCGGGCCCACATCGACGCCGGTTTCCCGGAGGGGCTATGGTTCGATATTCACGCTCGCTGGCCAAAATAACAGACGCCGCTACCCCACAAGGCGGCCTGTGAATCTGGATACGGGCGACAAGCTGATCGTCTTGGCGCCCCCGTAAACGGCGAGGTCGATCTCAATGAAATCGTCGGCGGCCAGGTAGACGTTGAGACTTCCTTGGACGACCGTCTGTGAAGCGTTATCCTGGCTATCCCACACGTTGCCAGACCACGCGTTATAGAAGACGGGGGCGGCTGGGTTTCGCCTGAAGAACGCGAGCGCCTTCGTGTGCCCAGCGGCCATACCGGTCAGGATCAAGCTGAAATCGAACTGATAGGTCCCGGCGATCGGCGCCGTGAACGTGCCGTTGGACTGGGTGAAAGCGTTCGCTGTGTCCCGAACGACGGTCCACCCCGGGTTTATACGGTAGACCGTACCGTCGCCCGTGACGTTCGTGCCCGTCACAGTCGCCTCGAACACAACTCCCTCGGCCTGCACCGTCGTGTGCGCGCCCACGCGGCCGATGCGGCGGGTTGCCCCCGAGACCACGTTCCCACTGATGCTGTTGAAATCCGACGTGCCCGTTTCCGAGATACCAGTCCCCATGCCCCATTCAGACAGAACCCTGTTCCCTGACACGGCGATGCGCTGCGAGTTGGCGAGCACGATACCGTCGAAATTGTTAGGCTGGCTCTTGCTCGACCCGGAGACGATATTCCCGGCTATGGTGCAATCCGCGCTTCCCTCTTGGAGAAC